CAGCTGGAACAACCGTGATTTTAGTACCCGATACTGTTACGCTACCCGCGCCTGATGCAGCACTGAGAACGAAAGAGATCTGATTACCAGCTGTACCAGGAAGCACCGCCTTAAGATGCAGACGTTCAGCATTCGCATTGATTAAATCGTAATACGATTGTGAACCACCCTCACCACCTGTGAGTGTTACAGTAGTTTGTGGCACAGTAGCTGTACCACCACCAACCGCGACGATATAAGTAGTGGCTAGTGCGTTTGCAGCAATCTGAGAAGCTATCGCGTTAGCTCCCAATGACCCTGTAGCAGGTGATACTACAATCGATGTAAACCATCCCTGACGTGACGGTGTAACAGTTGTTACAACGGAACCACCAGAGATAGCTGCAGCAATCGTAACCGAGATGTTGTTAGCTTCGGGACCTTTGCGTGAGGACGTGATAGTTAAAAGAGACGTGCCCGCACCAATAGTTGCGACTGCTGTATTACCGCGAAGGAATTGCTGACCATTCAGAACAATAGCGTTCGTCGCTGAGCCCAAACTAATAGCACCCTTTACCTGCTCAATGCCCGCGTATGACCCCGGAACCGGTACTGCTATATACGTAAGTACTGACTGCCATGTACCAATGTTTACACCGCTCGTAGCACTTGTCTGCGGCAGAAACTGTGACTGCGCAAGTTTATCAAGCACAGCGCGCATACGACTCCATTGTGATTCCGTAAGCTGAAATGACTTAACATCACCAGCATTAAATGAAGCACTTACGAAGGGATACCCACGACCGATGTCCTGAGCCTCAAGCCCGAGATAATCCATTACGGCGAAAGGGGCATTAGCAGTAACTGTTACGTTCATATACATGATGATTTGTTTCCTTGGCCGACCCGCGGCTTAGTCAAAGTATAAGACCGCGCATTAACTGCCCAACTTCAAACTTTGCGATTGTAATTGTTGTAACTGCCCAGTAAGTGAAGAGGTACTGTCAATAGGTGGTGCAGCTAGACCTGATTGGGCTACTGCAGTACCAGAAGTAGCAACTTCATGTGTATGAACAGAATAGTTGGTTATGAAGGTATTTAGAAGATTTTGAAGCGGTGTGTATAGAACCGCATTATCACTATTACCGCTTACTTCCATACTATCGCAGGTAACCACAACTGTGTTACTACCTGCATCGAAGGTCATATTCGCGTTTTGACATGTAAGTTTTACGCTGCCATTTGTTGATTTGACTTCGTTATAGTCATCAGCATAGCTTTGTTTATGCCCTGTTATAGTCTCCTCACTTTTGCCGCCAACGCTCTTTAATTCATCGCCAACGATTTGGCGTGACATCCCTCCACCAGCATTTAACTCTATATTACGGTTAGCTCTTACGTTCCAGTCATTACCAATGCGTTGGGCCATGTTGTTTGAAAGTTCTTCAGAGAAATCACCTTCAACAGTATTAGTTTGATTACCGGTAACATAGTCAGTAACCGACCCCTCTACTCGTTTATCGATATCACCGGCGTAGCGGATAGTATGACCTGTGTTTAATCGGTCATTGTATGTAGCGTTTACACCTGCTATGCCGAATAGTTCAATGTGGCCATCAGCAGTTATGTGCGCTTGAAACAAGGTTTGCTGATCGACTGTTGTCACTCGTAAATTTACTAGATCACCGGTGGCACCTACGTCTAATTGAATGGTATAGTTTTCTTCATCAGCTCCAGTTTCACTTAGTTGATTCGCACCACCGCGCCATATAAAAGAAGTTCTACCATTCTCATTTACTGTTTTTGACTCACCCATCCAAGTGATAATGCGTAGAACACCAGCTATGAGTTCAGCACGATCTTGCGCACCAAACAACATCAATTGAGCTAAGTGCCCGCCGTGAAGCATTGCCACTTGGCCACCTAGTGCGCCCACTGATGCTCCGTCTGGACCTTGTTGTAAAAAGTCACCTGGAAGTATATCGGTCGGTGCGCCTATCGGTCTAGCATTAGCACCATAGTTTCTATCAAGTACAGGGTCATTTATTACAAATCCTTCCGTGCCCGTAGGATTATCTACAGCATTACTTGCTGCTGAAGGCACGTCTCCTTCAGCCGGAAGAATGCCATCTATATAAGGAGCACCGAGTGACCAATCTACTCGGACATCTGTGCCGATAGGCAGTAAAGCATGGTCCTGTGGAGAATCCATTATGCGTAAGCAGGTAATGTTACGGCCACCAAGCGTTACAACTCTATAAGAACGTCTATTGGCATCTACGGCTACTATACGCCCACGTTCTCGAACCGCGCGTCCTGGCTCAGTCCACACGTCACCGCGTCTAATAGACCGCTGGGTGCTACTTAGTGGATCTCCACCATTAGCCTCTGGACCTAGGTTAGAAGGCTGGCCGGAGAAGTTATTTTGTGGAAGGCGCGGTATCATTCGAATCCTTTGTCATAAAGTTTAGCGTATCTCTTTTGCTTACTACCTTGCGACACATCTCAATGAATTCCGCATCAGAAAGATCGCTTTTAGCCCTGTTGACTACGAGAGTGATCCACTGTAAGTTCGCAACAGTATGTGTACCTCCGCGAGATTTTGGAATTTTGTGATCTAAACTAGCGTTTTTACCAGGTATTAGCATATCACCTGAGTAAGGACAAGTATAATTCTGATTAATCAATAGTTTTCGTATAGCATCACCAGAAGTGCCGCGTGCTGTTTCAGATGCTCTGGCGCCAAACCAATGACGTTCGCAATAATTTCCTATTGTAGCCGGGTTAGAACAGTGGGTGCACAGCCCATTAGACATGTGAGCACGCCGTTTAGTTTTATGAAGTGCGCTATCTTTTTCTCCACACACATCACATAAAGATGTTCTAGAGATGCCAATTGTGTTACTGCACCTAGAACAAAGTCCCTTAGTTTTTCTTTTGTCTCTAAAGGCTCTAGCTTGTTCCTTACGCCCATAACAGTTATCACAATTAGCGCCTCTAGTAGCTATAGCAGGGCAGTTAATACAAATGCCGTTGTCTTTGCGTTGTTTACGCCGGTGCTTAGTTCTAAGACGTGCTGCTTCACAGCAAGTCGCGCAACATTGTGTTTTGGTAAAGTTGTCGTTAGAACAACGAACACATTTTTTCATACAAGAACTGTAACTCACATATTTGACTATGTCAATAGTGACTTACACTGCAGGAACATCAGCCACGCTAAAATCAGAATCATCGAAAGTTGAAATCGCGTTCAGTGATGCTGGGGGCATTGCTGTCGGACCGATTCCAAGAATCGCGTCAATTGTCTTACGTGGTACGTTGTAGAAGCGGCCTGCGTCCGAAGGCGCAAAACGATTAACGCGGTCGCATAGACCTGAAACTGATTCAACAATGAGTGCCTGACCAGCCTGAACGCCAGCGCCCCAAGTTCCAATGCAACAAAGCTCAAAGTACATCGATGCGATAAGGCTGTGCGCCTTTGAACGCATGATGAGTCCCAGACCAAACGGAACGTAGTAAAGTTCTGAGTCGAGGTTCGTATAAAAGGCATCCTGCGTGCTAAACGCGGGGGTGTCATCGAATTGCGAGACATCAATACCCGATTCAACTGCACTGTGGTAAAGAGCACGAAGAAGGTTACGGCCATTCAGAAGAACGCGAGTCATCTGCCATTGCGTTTGGCTTTTACCTCGAAGGTAGAAGCTACGACCAGAACCAATTGCCATCATTGGCTGTACTGGAGCCGTCGTTGACCAGTTGAAACCCTGGAACATTCCAAGTGCAAGTAGTGTATGGCCTCCCGCAGCAGACGTAGCATTCGCTACGCCAGCACGTGCCGGTCCTGCTAACAGCAGCGTATCATCCGGGTGCGCCGCATCATACGACGCATTGTCAAGCAAACGCTCTACGTGGTGTTGCTGAAAAGCCCACGTTCCTAACCCTTTTGTAACTCCGATTGGATAAGTCGCCATGTTTATTGTTCCTAATTGTAATGGTTAGTGTCCTGGCATCCAATGGTCACGCGAAACTACGCCTAACCCAAGTAAATCAGCAAGGGCCAGAGCCTTGTGATGTTTTTCCGCAAAATTAGGGGCAACCATCTCCGCCGCCGGACCCGCCGCAAGTAATCCGTACCCGCCTAAATCAACGGCATTGCGCATTCCTGGGCCTAACGCTGGGATCTTCATTCCCTTACCTAGGGCCATTAAGCCAGCCATCTTAGGGTTAACGTTCGCCGCCTGCCCAGCAGCCTGCGCAGCCCCATAAAGGCCCAAGCCTGTCATGCCCATGCCGACAGCCTTGCTAGCTTTACCAGCCACATTAGACACTGCACCACCTATACGTCCTAGGACAGGCTTGGCAGCATTCAGTATAGCAGTGAACGCTACTTTTTCATCTTCTTCTAAAGACGCCCATTTTGTCTGACGCTCATTATCAGACATATAAGGAAACCCGGCGTGGTATTTAGCTAACTTCTCAGTCAGTCGCATACTACACCACCAGGTGCAGGCCGATGCGGTTAAGGGGCCGCGGAACATCTAGATCTAGGTAAATATCTACCTGATCTGAACTCACCGGAGACACAGCTAGAGAAGTAACACTTCCTGAAATAAGCGGTGCCCCGATACGAGCGACCTTACGAATTACCAATTGTTCCATCGCTTGAACAAGAGCCTGATTTATTTCTGTAAGGGTATCTTCCGTTACGTTGTACTGTCCGATGAACGGGTCGAGTACGTTGACTAAGTACAGAGACACGAAGTCAATGTCCTTAACAACTGATATTTCACCAGTCTCAACCGCAGACGGGTTAGTCGTAAGCTGATGTACACAATACGGAGCTGCGATCGGATTGTCTTGCTGAAGCACAAACCAACCACCGTCTGAGATCTGCGAGATTTGCGGATCCGTGAAGTAGTCCGTAGAGTGGGTAACTGACGTCAGGCCTGCAAACGCGATGTTTGTAAGACCTTGCTGCGCGGGTAGACCAGCCATCGCTCCGCCTACAGCGCAAGCGGCGTAGTAACCAGGTTGGTTACCAGCTACCGCAGGAACTGCAGGTGATGTACGCGGCAGACTACCATCGACTAGCCCTGAGACTAGACAAAGATCCGGCCACACAAGCGTAGCACGCGCATTCATAAAGCTTTGTGCATATTCTTGAAGAGCTGTCACTTGAGCTGTCGCATTAAGTACTCGAACTATCTGATAGCGAATAGCTGTAGGCGTAGTAACGTCTACAAGTCCTGACCCAGAGCGACTGTAACCGTGTGGGAATTCAGTAGCAACTGAGGGAAGATCATCCGTAGCAGGAGTTAGTTCTACACGGTTTTCACTAATAACATTCGTAACAACATACGACGTAATCAGTCCAGTAAAAGCTGAGTTAGAGTAGTTATTCGGGTTAGCAGGGATTTGAACTATATCACCCGGAAGTACACCATCCGTAAGGAAGGTCGCAGTATCATCTTCCAAGATATCGTAGTAGTTGTCATTAATGACTACTGAGACTCCGCAACCGGTAAGATCATCAATTGCTAGAGGCGTAAGACTTGATGCTGTTACGTGGTCAGTACCCGGACCAGTTAAGGTGGTAGTTATAACTGCGTTAATAGCAGCATTTGCCTGTAGCGCGGCTATAACCTGGCTGACCGTGGATGAAGCTGTTACAAAGTTAACAGTAATATTGAAACCTGAAAGAGTTACGTTAAGCGTACCGGCCCCGCCCACGAATGCTACTTGATACGGGCCGCCCGATGTGACCGGTACCCGATGTGATATCAGTAGAGTTGATGAGCCATACGTGATAGATAGGGTTGCTATTTTTTTGAACTTCACCGTGTATCCCGTTGGGTCGGTGATCATGATTTCAGCGCCAGGTTCACCGCCACCAATACCAGTCGTATCACCAGCAGTGTTATTCCACGAAGCAGGGTTACTAGGAAGAATCTCAAACTGCGTCGTAGTATTGACGTGCGAAATCTGATGTACGCCACGACGTGTGGTCCATGTACCTATGTCAGGACCTGTCGTTGGAACCAATCCGATTGTTACTAAGTCACCAGGTAGAGACGTTGAGATATCACTTCCACCAGGCTCAAGTATATTTATGGTCTGATACTTACCAGAACTAGCTCCTGATTGATGGGGAACACCATCGGTAGATCCCGCAGCCGTAATTTGATCTGTAGGTAACGTACCTGAACCGAGAACCATACGAAATTTCTGTACCACACCGGTAGCAGCTGCTTGTGTAGGATCAGCTAGGTTCGTGTTATCGATGCTAAAACCAAGCAGGGTACTCGTGTCCGCAATCAACGGTACAACAGCATAAAGATCCTTACGAGCATTTACGGCATCGCGGAAAAGTGCGTAACCTGCGAGGTCATCAGATGCTACACCGTAAAATAGCATCGGTGCGCTACCTGAGTTTTGCAACGCTACCGAGAGCCCAACTGCTAGAGGATTGCGCGCATCAATTTTTCCTACTAGTGTCGTTATTTGTGTAAAGTTACAGCTATTAATTGTCTGAAGATCTTGTCGAAGTGCAGTGTAAACTAAGTACAGGCCGGCATATGAAACCGTAAGTAGCGTAGGTGTACCTGCAATCGATACAGATACCTGAATAAAGCCCATGATGTTCATGGGATTCGCTGCAGGATTCGGGAATTGAAGGATCGTGCCATTGGGGTTAGGCGCCAGTTGTGTTGCTAGTACGCGTTCAATACGCGCTGAACCGTTGGCGTCAAATACCCAACCCGAAGAAGGAAGATTTTGCGTAACGCGAAGATCGTACAGCGCAGACCCGCCTTCGCCAACAGAAAGAACTGTGCGCTTGAGTGTATTACCAGCCGAGTCCGTAAGGTAGATCAGGTCTCCTGCTTGCACTCCAAACGTAGCGGCAAGTGAAATACCACCGGTAAATTGAATCAGGTTCAGGCTGCTAGACGAGTTAACTGTCGTTACTGATGTCCCTAGGCTAGGGGCATAGATAGTTCCACCGATGCCTGAGTTGGCGGTGGTCGAACCAAGGATTACGCTCGGCGTTTGTAGCCATAGCGCCACACTTGATTGATCTACAATAGCACCAGGTGCGTTATTCGGAAAGGCATTTACTGTTTGCTGAATAACGTTCTGTACCGGAGGTTGATATACCGTCGCACTTCCAGCTGTTTGTGCCGCGCCTCCCGCTGTACCATATCCTGTAGGCAGAAGTATGTTCGCAGCGTCGTCAGGGTAATCGTTAATAACGTAAGCCGGACCAACAATTATCGTCTGCAGATCAGGTGTGATCGGCGTAACGCTAGTGTTAGTCACTTCCTGATAAACGATTACAATAGGACGTGCCATTTTCTTAACTCCAAGGAGGCCAAAGAAGGGGCCTTGACCATAAGGATAGTAAGATGGCGAGATCCTACAATGAAAACTATTTAGCCCTTCACCTTTATACGAGGCGTATTCTCGTTATACAAGGCTACTTGTATGGCACCTATAGACACATCGCCATTACCCTTAGCAGTCAAATTAGCCCTAACAGACCGTAAAAGTGGAGCGATTTCCTTGGTGAGCCACCGCATCTCTACCTGAACATTGAATGTTATCGGGCATTCCCATATGTCCTGATCCCTTCGAAACGGTATTACACGGCCTTTAACTGGCTCTGTCATCTCATGGATACGAAATTCCTGACGTATAAGCATGCGACAAGCTAATAAGTGGAACCAGGCAATATCACCTAAAACAGAGCAGGCACCGCGGGTATCATCAATTACAAGAACTTCCATAGATGTTTGACATCGTGAGTAGAAACCTTCTATGCCCTGTGGACGATAGACACCAGCTCTATTCGTTACCACATCCTTAATGGGTACACACTCCGCGGCATCCACAAGAATAGCAGGTCGATAATTCTTAGCGTCGGGGAACTCTAAATATTCACTCTCTATATAGAGTTTTCTAGGGTTGCCCGCCTCGTTATTCTCAGTAGGCAATGGCGTAGGATCGGCGTCCCAGTAGTACGGTATGTCAGTATTGGTATTTATACCTCTAAACCGTGCGCGCATAACCTCAACAAATACTCCCTGTATAGCTAAAGAACTACCGTAAAAAATATCGGGGTTTTGGCCCTTAACTTTAGCTAATCGACCCTCAGAGAGAGGACCTGGATCTAGATTTGTTGGCGGCGTAGTCATTATATCAACGGCGGTATGGTTATTATATCAACAGGGAAACGAAACAATATATTGGAACGTGGTATCTCTAAGGCAAATACAGTTTGATGTACTGCTACAGTACGTAGACCTGTTTCAGACTGTTGATCAACTAAAAAACGTCGATTGTCAGACAAGAATACTACCACATCGCTTTGCTCCAAGCGAGGTATGTTTAACATAGTGAATTTAGCAGTAGTGGATTCTACCTTATTTTCCTGTGCGATTTGTATCGTTGTTTGTAACGGAGCACGTCGAGCGTAAGTTAATAGAGGATCCCAATACCCACCGATAAAACCAGTGCCCCAACAGTCAGTACAGTGAGCTCTAGTAATCTCTTTAGTGATTTTATCTGTGCAGCGTTGGCACCGTTTACCCCATTGACGACGCTTTAAAACAGCTACAGGTACGCCTGTGAATTTGCTTAACGCCCGGTACTCATCGTGTATTAATTTACGTAGTATTTGTTTTTGTTTTGGGGCTAAGGTAGCACTTACTTCGGTGATATCTTCTACTGTTGTACCGTCTGGACCAGTAGCGACCACCTTGTAAAAGAAGTTTCTAGTTACAGACAGATAATTAGGGCGTAGATACACCGTAGGATCTGTATTTGATGGCTGCGGAAAGCTATCGACATAGCAGTATACGTTTTGTAGATTTTCGGCAACACATTCCCACGGACCATCTAGTGAACCAGCACGGTACAGCTTAAACCAATAATCCCCTGACGTAGTAGCATGTGATAGCGTCCACTGCACAAAATTTGATTGTGGGATTAAAGGCGTTGTTTTTGTAAATTCTACTTTGAAATTCATATGCCATATAGACGCCTTGCTGCAAGCGCTCCCGATTTACCAAAACTGTCCCCTATAGTACCTTCACCCTGAGTATTCATTGTTTGATTATCACCACCCATAGCTTTTAAATCACTGAACATTTTTGATATGGCTTGGTCTTGTTCTACTCCCATGCCTGTACGAAATGGTTGGTTCAAAAGGTTTTGTTGTGATTCAGGCATACGGGGGTCAATATGATCCGTATCAAAAAGACCGGAATAGTCTTGTAGTGATCCTGTTATCTCCATTTGGTTAACGGGTTGCTGATCACTTGTGTTATACAGCTTATCGTTAGCGTCCAATGCATTGGTAGGTTCCCAGCCATTGTAATCCTGAAAGAAGTCATGATCCCTCATGTAACTGGCTGCCTCATCACCAGCAGGTCTAGCTCTAGAATTTCGACGGCCCGGATAACCATCACCAGTTGATTGTGATAGATACCAATGGCTCAACCCTGGCCACAGTTCGTCAATTTCTCGATCGGTACCGTAGTTATTTGTAGCAGCGTTTTGGGTATCAACAGGATAATTGGGCATTATGAGAACTTTGGATGTGTAGGGTGAATCATTCCCGGTGTTATAGGAGCAGTATTAATTTTGTTCTGTGAGTCACCATGTGTAATGGTTTCTTGTTGTAATGTGGCACCTGTCCCACCGGCTAAGGCAGGGGCGCTAATAGGCCCGCCAGTGCCCATTCCACTACCTGCTCCACCTAGACCAGGAGTGGTTATCTTGCTGTTCAGTTGAGGCAGTTTAGCGCCAGCAGCACCAGCCCCAGGTGTACCCATACTGCCAGTACCTAGAAATTGATTAGATGCTGCGAAGGCGCCAGCCGCTGCTATCTTTTGAAGATACGTGAGACTCATGCTGTAAGTTTAACGTAGTAACGGCATAGTCCAGACTTTCTTTCCACAATCCCATATACGAGGGTTACCATGCTGTAACTCCCAGTCTCGTTCCGTTATCTCCTTAGGGCAGCCAGTGCATACCTTACGATGTGCCTGTTTGCTTTCCCGGCGATCCTTACCGCCCATTACGTATGAATAGTCTGGGCCTAGTTCTTTAGTTAACGTCATTCCTATAGCTTCGTAGACATGCCCTTCACTATAACGATTGTCTGACCAGGATATCAGCTCTGTGAAAGTAGCTGCTTCAGGTTGAGCCAGCAAAAATTTGAGTAATCTACCAGCACCACCGACTATTTGAACCCCCATTTTAAAAGCCATACGAGAAAGAATCAAACAATGCTCATGGTTTTGCCTGTGATGTTTTGCCATGCTCATCACACCTAATAACTCTTCTCCCTGAAATAGCCCAGCAGCCATGTATATGCTGTTAGCAGAGCCTTGATAGTGATTTTTATTTAAGAATGCCTTGGCAATCTTCTTGTCTAACATACGAACTTCACACTTACGAGCAAATAGCCGTGTCTCAGGAGGAAGCAATATGGACTTTAGTAAATTGATTACTCCGTCAGGATTGTCCTTCCATTCATCTTCGAAGAGAGTCATTAGCCGGAGGCCCTCTGCATTAGCAGCCTTCATTTTACTGATGTGATAGTTACGTAATCTTGGAGATTTACTCATTTCATTGTGCCAATATAAACCACAATATTCAAGAGAGAAGTTTTTAGATGGAACTGTTATGTCAAGGTACTGGCCTGTTTTTAAGGCTTTTTCATATATTACTTCAAGTCCCCAGGACTCAATCATCTCACCTATTTTGTTGGCTGTAGCGCTATATTTGTGGTTTTGAGGAGGCCCTCCTTCACCGTAATGTTTATACAAAGTCTCTGCTTTTTTAGCTAAAATTACAGGATTATTCATTCCTCCGTGTCTTTCTTTTATGGTCTTTAGCCGTTTGGTATTTATAGCCACTGTATCACAGTTTTTATGGCCACAAGATTTACAGCGTAATGTAGTTATTAATAGATTACGCTGTCTAGTCACAAGCTCTCCACAATCAATACAGTTGATAACTACGTGTTTTATGGAATTAGGAGACAGCGTATTTGGATGATAGTTGAGTCTGTCAATAGTGGCAATGATATTGATTGCAGTTGTTATGTCTTCCGAAACTAACACCCGATTGCCAGGCTGGCCACACTTCTTACAATAAGTACTAGCCATCAACTGATAAAATCTACGTCTAAATAAATTACCACAAAAACTACAGTTAACCACTACAAAACTATGTGAAGTCCTTAGTAAGGTATTTGGCGAATAACCAAAGGCACTCAATGTCTCTGGGGTATTAACAGCAGAGAGTACACTATCTGAAATAGGTTTTGTGTGTCTAGAGCAGCTAAAACAATAGACACTTGCCTTGACAGTTTTATACATACGTTCAAATAGCTTTGAACAAGTAGGACACCTTAATATAACTGATTTTTCGGAACACTGCTTCAGTGAAGAAGGATGGTAGCCAAATTGTTTAAGGGTTTCTACTTCATCTATAGCAGAGATAATTTGTTCTTTTGTAGGAATCACTGTAAACCAACACCAATGAAAAAACCCATGTTGTAGTGTACAACATGGGTTTCTTCTTGTCAACTCCGAAAGATGATGTTCGGATGTCTCTTCTTAGAAGTTGATTTGCTGGAAGCTGAGACGATTACCTATACCAAGACCAATTGACTCGTAAGTATAGAAGGTTATAATATCTGCTTCCTGCTTTATGAATAGCGTTGCGTCCTGAAGCAGGAAGAAGTTACCAAGGAAGTTCTCAGGTGAGAACACGAATGCTGTACGTGAACTGCCAAGTACTGTCTGAAATACATCTGACTTCACAGTAGTCACTACAGGCATACCAAAGAGACGTTCCTCTTTCTCAATGCCCTCACGGTAGTGGCCTTCCGCAATCTCATTACCAACCGCAGTAGCCGGAAGGTTAATCGCATCGTAGTAAAGTTCCTTAGTCATAAGGAACTTGCCAACCGGACGACGACGATTCGCCATTGATTGCTGTGCCTTTGACCAAGCAACTGAGTTGAACGCAGGAGCAGGAGTTACCTGCGCAGGGTTCAGTGCTATGATTTCGCTAATGGTCGTGAGGAATCGTATATCCTCTACGTCCGCCATATCTTTAACGCTGTTATCCGAGAGAATCTTACGAATATCGTTCTGATATGTCATAAGCTCGAACTTCGACTTCGTAAAGCGCTGGCTTTCAACCTTATAGAAGTAAATCTGATAGCGTGGCCCACGGAACCATACGCGAGGACCCTGGCCTGTAAAAGGTACGTAGGTAGCAAACGATGCCGGTTCTTTTTCCACTATCTTTTTTGGCTGATCAGTACTCACGTCACGATCAATCTCATCATCCTGTAACCCCACAGGAACAATGATTTCACGAGCGAAGGATTCCTGACGGACCTTCTCGCGAACGAAGGCAGTACCTTCTACCGCAGCTTCTTTGATCTTTCCTTCATCCGCAATTTTACGGACAAACGCTGCATTCAGATACTGAGCGCTTACATTCGTGGTTTCTGTTTTGTAACTCATCTGTTTACTCCAAAAGTCCTTCTAGTTAACAACTTCTACTGCGAAACTATTAGCCGCGTCCCTGACAAAGATATACGTCCAGAATACCGCTTGAGTTCAAGCCGTTCGGGCCTACCCAGCCAATTACTTGTACTTGGTCGTTAGCCGTCGCCTCAGGCTGAATCAATCCGCTTACGCAGATGACCGGCGCTCCGGGTGTCCAAACCTGGCCTGTCGAGAACAGTGTAGTTTCAATACGCACACCGCCGTGTACACACGAGACCTGTCCAGCAGCAGCACCCGAAAAGTCATTGTCCCCTTCGAACACCACGAAGAACATTTGTGAGAGCGAAGCCGACAGCGTCGGGCTCGATCCAAGCACAAGGTGACCGTTGGTATCCATCGAGCAGATATGACCTGCTTGAATGGCGCCAAGGGTAATCGTACCAGTTGAATCAGGTACGCCCGCACCCGAACCAGCCGCGATAGCCGTCGCGACTTCCGCAGGCTCAAGTGAGTCCCAAATTCCGCCCAGCGCGAATCCGGGGCCGTCCTTGTTTACGATGTTAAAGTTGCTACTAAGAATAGTCATTGTGTTTTCTCCGAGTGCCTGTGTGAAATACTAGTGATACCGAAAGTAAATCGGTACTAAAAGTGAATTAACCGTTCAAAATCCAATCACCAAATCGATCTTCTGATGCTTTGATACGTTCCTCAGCCGTCTTCGGCTCCGCCGGTTGATCAGTTCTATCACCAGGACCACCGAGAGATTCGGCCCCAGCAGCGTGTTCTGCAACCTTCAGAAACGCATCACGAAGTTTTTCATCTGACGAGAGCTTGGAAAGCAATTCCTCATCAGGAGCGTTACCTGTTACCGCTTGAAATAGTTCTGCTATATGCGCATCACCACTTTTCGCGGCCACTTTTTCTTGTACAGGTACCGGTGTTGATGCTACAACAAGAGCAAGTTTCATCTGTTCATCCAGATGGTCTGCCGTTGCCTCTAATACAGTAGCTACTTTAGATAGAAGGCTCATACCAACCTCGTACTTTTTGTCCCAATATAGAGAGACCCTTACCTGCACAAAGTATGTGACCAACTTTGACAAGCGTTGAATGCGCAGTCTGTTTATCTAACTTCGAATCTTCTTCACGAAGTATGGCAGCCAACTTGCGAAGCTCCGTAGATGTATTATCGACTGCCATAAATAGTGTCCTTAACCAGGTTTAGCATGTCGTATGTGATGTACAGCTCGCCACCAAGGCAATCGCCATTTAACTCTGACGCTAACTTACGCAAGTCATTTGTAAGCTGGTTAGATTGGCGAATAGGGGCCGCAACTTTCGCTAATGGAGCGCCGTCGGTCATCATCTGACCTATCGCGCTTTCCAGTGTTGATCGAGGAGCCTTTTTCATTACTTAGTACTTCTTAGTGTTTCCAGTATCGGTTTAGCTAGCGTCTCAAAAACAATCTTACGTAACTCTGCATACTTTTGCAGTAACTCTTTATCGCTCATTACGCGCTCGCTTGCGACTTCGATTGCTCAGTAAGGTATTTGTCGGCTGCTTGAATCGCATTCCAACCATAGATGAAGTGCTCCGCAGCAACCTTTTCAATACGTGACTTCTCAGCTTCGAAACTCTGCGCGTATAGATCCTGACCAACCTTCTCGATCAGGCTCTTTGCATCCGTGTAGCCCTGACGAACAGCTGACTCATACGCTTCAGGGTTAGCTTCCGCAAATTTCTGAAGCTGCTCTACCTCAGTACCTTCCGACGCCGTTTTTTCAACGGATGCTGACGCTGAATCCCATTGATTAATTCTCGAAACAAACGCATCAGCCATCGCAGTTCCAACTAACTGCGCATGCTTGATTTCGCCGTCACGATCAATAGCAACAACTTCATTGGCCATCTTCACCAGATCCGCCACAGGCGCTGTCGGCGCTGTAACCGGAGCCACGGCAGAAGCCGCCTTAGTAAGGCCCACCGACGCCATCGCATCAGCGAGAGCCGTCCGCAAAGCCGGAGGCGCAACAGGCGCTACCGCTACTTTTTCCTCGGCTACCTTAGTTGAAGTTTCCTCTGAATCCAGGAAACGCATTATGTCTTCAATTCGCGCGGGTGCTGTCATGATGATTTTTCCTTGTGCCTTGACTTTCTAAAGGTTAAGGGCTTTTTGGTTAGTTTACAAGCAATAACCCAAGTCTCTGACAGACTTGGTCAAAATCCACTTCGGGAGGATCAGTAGGATCCGTTGCCCGTTTCTCTAAATCTTCGAATAGAATAGCAACTTTTTCCTCTAATGGAAAGTTTTTAGCGACATAACTATCAGGAATTTTAGCAATTAAAGTCTTTTGTAGATTTTGAGCTGCCTTTATCTGACCAGTTCGTTCTGCATAATCGAAGGCTATAAGGTTTAGATAGGCTGGTACGCTTATGGCTGGGTTTAGTTCTGATGACTCCTTCATCATCTCAGCATTGCCTGGTACTGAGTAACCTTCATCTGATACAAAGTGTTGTCCTATAGGGTAATGATTAAGTAGTTTATTGGCAGTATATGCGCCTGCGGCAAGGGGTAACCCGTGGCGCAACATACCACCGGCTTGATTAAATCCAGGGATCATTTTTCCCAGACCAGCTCTGTAAGCCCCAGATAGCAGTAACGTGCCTCCTGCTCTTCGCAGTAAATCAGCCTTAGCATGCTCATCGTGCGCTGACATAACAGCACCACGCGTAGTAGTGTATCTTCCGCCAGTATTAGGATCTGTTACTGACAATACGTCAGTACGCGGAGGTTCTCGATCTCGTATAAATTGCGTACCCGGTAAACCTGTACGACCTAAAGCAGACGTTAAATAGTCACCAATGCCTGCCCGTTTCTCTAGCCAGGCTCCTAACTTATCAGCGAGAGCAGGCACAACAAATTCATCAGCTATAGCAACGGCACCCGCCAATTTTTCAGCTACGTCAGGGAATCTAGCCAAGAAACTAGATACGGTCGGTTGAAGAGCTACAGCACGATCAAGTAAATCTTTATCAGGTGTACCCAGCCCGGCCTTCTTGAACAGGACCGATATTAGCTCACTAGTAGTTAACCCAGCACCCTTTTCAGCTAATGTAGAAGCTATCTCTGGCAAAGAGTGCTCTGCCATCGCGTCTATTTCAGGTTTCCCGGCAGGTGTCATCTCGTTTACTTCCGCTGACATCATGTTGTGACGATAGCGCTGAAGCAATTGTTTAGACGGGTCTAACTTAGAGTATTCAATTTCACCTGTTAAGATTTTTTGTATGGTGCATAGCTTACGGATACTAGCTTGCTTAGCTTCAAACGTAGCAACCTTCTCACCGAGTTCTGCAGATGAATAGATTTCTAACGGCGCCTCTTCAGCTACTTTCTTTATCATGTAGGCTTGTCGGTCTGCAGGACGAAACACCTTAGATATATCGAAAAATCTAGGTGATGGATTCAACGCGGCATTTCGCGTACCCGTGACTGGATCAATCTTACGCATCTCAAATTTGCAGTGATCACAATATTCTTTGCGCGTTGGAGCTCGGTGACCACAATTAGCACAAACGTCCCAACGTACATGGCAACCCATTGATAATGCTGAATAAATGCCGTTTTCTAGTTCGTTTATCCACTCTGGTGCTCGTGAGTTAACGATGGCTAAAAGAAGTTCGACTCTATGCATCGAGTCATTCCAGAATGCTTTTTCAACTCTACCAAGTGACTTAGTGTTGTCTTTGTTCTGATGGCTTTGATAAATCCCACCGCTTTCGAAAGACTTGTAGTGATTGCGCGTTGTTTCTTTTTCGCTTATCCAGCCATGTTTCCAATCTATATTCTGACACTTCTCACAATCACACAGTGGTTTAACGCCAACCTTGTAAGGGAGTTCATTAAACCCATCACCGTTGCGGTTATCGTCATAGAACTCAAACGCACCTAACGCGTTTACGAGTATCATGGTCTCGCCGTCTTTTGGCGTAACAGCAGCTACGTAATCAAAAGCTTCTGACGCTAATTTAGTGCTTACGCCAGAAGAGCGATAACTAGCCGCCTTCTCTATCACATGGTGGTGCCCATTCCAATGAGCAACAACTAATATAGTCGGCTCACCAGTGATGAATCGTTCTGGTAATGTGACTATCTTTTTCATTATTGACCAGGATGCTTAGGTGCCTTATAAACTTCAGGTTTAGACGGGTTCGCACCAAAGTGCGAAGGGGGCTCTACGCTAGAAGCCGCGCCCGAGTGTGACTTAGGTTTATACGCGCTTTCCCCTGATATATTAGGCATTAAGTCTTTAGCTGAAAACGCCAGTTCTTCTTGTGGCATCGTTTCAGGTTTGATGCCCATATTTGTATAACCTGCGCGAGCCTGCTCTATTTTTTCAGCAGTCTCATTTGCCAGTATCTTTTCTGCGGCAGCCGCATTGTCAATCGCTAAGTCCTTGAAGTGTTTGTAGGCTAACCCACCTAAACCGCCTAATGCTGCACCGCCTACGCCACCAAACAACGCGCCTCGCCCTCTATTTTGTTCAGGGTCTGTCCATGCTCCGACACCAGCACCTATCAGTCCTCCGCCCATTGCACCAAGAGTAGCAGGGTGGGTTAACCAGTCTGGCGCAGCTAATTTAGCTATATCTAGTAGATCATCAATAGCGCTTTCGGCATTTAACTTGAGTAACTTTTCAGCGTCCGCCGAAGATATTTCATGGTTATAAGCTTGTTTGCATATGACGTCATCCACTGTTTTAGCAGTAGCAAAACTCACAGCTAGTAAATCACGGTCTATAGCATTAGCTAGCTTAGTCTGGTTACAAATACTGACTTCGTTGGCTACCTTCAATGCCATCTTAGCTAAGTCTACTAGTTCACCGCGCGAAGCCGCTTTCATACCTGTCCATAAGGTTTGTTTTAACTCCCTTACGCTGGATAAACCCGCACCTTCGCCAGCATGCTTAGCCATCATGCTTTCCATGCGACCAATCGTAAACAACTGTCGAAAGTAATTCATGTTACGCACCCACTGCTTTTATATAGCTACTTACACCAGCACGTATGCTTTTCTCAGATTCACGATTCTCAGCCATCTTCAATGTGATAGCTAAAGCCGCAGTACGAAGACTCCATTCCTCAGGGTAAGGCGCACCAGCCTGTTTAAGTAACTCAGACGTAATGGTGTGCAGACCGTGTGAATTAACGGCACGAGTGATTCGGCTTAAGGGTAAGTTGTTCATTGTTATTGCATCCTATTATCTAGTTGTCCACGAGACTGTCTTACAGCTTTTTCTGTCTCAGCTAAGAGCTTAATTGACATTGGGTCTAGTTGTCCACCAAGAGCAACTGCTTGACGCAAAAAGTTTCTTAGCGCATTGGTATCAACGGTTAGGGTTGGTGCAAATCGTTTGATAGAGTTGTACGCATCCATGACGATCTCAGGGGTGTCGTGCATAGCCTTCGCTAGAATCGGATCAGACTGAGTCACTTGCTGAAATACATTCTTCTGCTGTGGCTCCATGTAGAACTTTTTGTCTATGATATCAAAAACCTTGTTTATGGGTCGTTGAAACAATTTGTCAGCGAGCGTAGAAACTACCTTTCCGCCAAATCCACTCAAGGCCGCCGATGCAAAAGAATTAGCATGCGGTTTTGAATAATCACCAAAACCATCAGCCATCTTCTCTACAAACGCATCATATCGCAATGAAGCTGTTTTGATCTGTGAATCAATGTCCTCAGCGAATTTACGTACGGGTGTACTGACGTCATGCTTCATGGCCTCAATCTGATTTCGTACTTGATCCTTTTGTTTACCCGCGTCCATAGCTCCACGCACACCAGCCGTACCAGCGGCGGCTATACCTAATGTTGCAACCGGATGCGCCTTGATAGCATTTAGTATACCCATATTACCCAGCTGCTTTCTTCAGGCCCATCTTTGATATAAGCTCTGCCAGTTTAGCAGTAGCCTTTACTTTAGCACTTTCAAGTAACGCGTGATCATGTCGCGCCACTGAAGCGGCCTTAACGAGCTCAGTTGCAATAGTAGCTTGTGCGTAAATACGATTACGTAGGGCAGCGGCCTTTTCATTAGTCAAGGCAAGCGTAGTTTCACCACGCATCTTACGAAGCGCGTTTATCTCAGGAACTATTGATACGCCATGAAGAGCTATAGCTGACTTTTCAAACTCGGCTGCAGTTTCAGGTGTCCAAGATATCTTACGGCTTTCATCTAAAAGACCCTGCATAGCATCCTTCCACTCAAAACGAGCCGTAGCGATTTTTACATCAATATCCTCAGCAAGTTTCTCAAGTTTCAATGCATCTACGTCATAATGGCGAGGAGCATCAACCGGTTCTATCGAACCTTTCTTATACGTGCCCGAATCTTTCGGTACTGGCTGACGAACGTCCGCCATTTCATCTGTCAAGTCAGGAAAGTCACATATTGCCACGTCTTCACCTGTTTTAATGGCCATAGATACCATAGCCGCCGCTTCGCCGTGAAGTGTGCGAATAACTGCGTTCTCATCGCCCAACGAGAACTCAACATTGCGGTCAGGGGCTTCAGCTGTCTTCATACCTTCGAATTTTTCTTCCCAAGAGCGTATATTTGACACGCGGACAAGACGACGTATTTGCTCAGGATTAAGGCCATTGTCACGGGCAGTTTTCTCCACCAATGCCGTTAGGCTTGCACCCTTCTGCTTTTCTCCGGCAACAAAAGCTTTCGCTATTTTAGTAGCCTCTTCGTCGTATTTTTTGTTGTCCCACAGAGCCATTAGCCGTGCCTCGCTAGGTAAGTATAAGCTGTTATTAGTGTACCATTTGACCAGGTTCAATTCCTAGGTCTTCTACAGTAGTTGTATGATCCTCTATCCGTAAAGCAAGTCGTAAGTCATCGCTGATGTTTTTAGACTCCGCGCCTACACGTATTAGTGCTTGCGCTGACGAAACCGCAGCGCTGGCCCAACGTAAGGCCTCCTTAGCAATCTCAGACGTTATAACCTCTCCTCTATGAGCAATAGCCCTATCCGAAGCGTCAAGCATTATTTGCTCGATTACCTGTTTGGGAGATAATGTAGGCTTTTCACCTATACGAAATCTGTCTGCGAAGTATTTGTAACCCTTGAGAAAGGCTTCGTCATAAAATAGCTTATGTTGCGGCAAGACCTTTAAAGTACGAACATACTGACGTATTTCTAGGTCATGTCTAAATACTGTTCGGTCACAGAAAAGATATCTATACGCCGATATCATTGGCTGTGACATACTTAACGCCTCTGCTATATTGATATCGCTAGCCTTAGCGATTATCAAAGCGTCCATAATATGCCGTTCCTCAGTAGCTAAGTACAATACGTAAGCGTCAATCACCTGTTCTATATCACACTTACCAGACGTGAGTAGTTGATAAAAGGACGTTTCTATCGGCTGTTCGCTAGAAAAGGACGCACCAGATTCAACTAGTGATTTTATCCTATTAGCGTTATGGTCAAGCGCTTCTCTAAGCATGTATTACCGTGCATCAGCATACTCGGGTGCCCGGTGCTGTCCCATTTGTTCGACCTTAAGAAGGGTATCCCCCATTCCTTTAACAAGATCGCGTAGTTTTTGAACGGTCATACTGTAGGATTCTTGGCCAAACTGTTCTTTGATGACATCTTCTTTGATGTTGAAGAGCGTCAATAGACGACAAATGGAGTCTAGGGCTGATTCAATTTTAGGGGTATAGGCTTGAGCTAGCTCCATTGTATCGCTGTTTTGAGCGAGAGATGCTACTGAAGCCGCATCAAATACTTGAGCATCGGATAGGGCAGCGGCGTCTTGCATGAACTGTGGATTTATAGACTGCGCCATATTATCAGGCGTTAAGTCTTTCGATCCAGGATTCATACGTCCCATAGGTTGTTGCTGTTGCATAGGCATGCCCGTATTAGGGTCTATTTGCCCTTGTGATGGATCCTGTGGTTGTGCGGCAGGGTCAGGTGGAGCTGCAGGAGCAGGAGCACCAGCCTGAGGCGGAGGGGCAATCATTTGCGCCGCTAACGGAGCAGCCATTACGCCCGCACCTGAAGCTTCTATTTGTTGAGCGCGTGCAGCTACTTGCTGAAGTAATTGCATTTGCTGAGCAAGAGAATCTTGCTGCGATTGTAGTTGCTGTAGCATTTCAGCCGCCGCTAGTTCTATAGAGCTAGGCTGCGGAGGACCAGCAGGCATTCCCATACCCATAGCCGCTGGATCGCCGCCCATCGAAGGATCCATTCCACCTTGAGCCGCAGGGTCTTGTTGGGCAGGTTGGGCAGGAGCTTTGTCCTTCTTGGGAGGGGCGCTATCAGCAGCCAATTTAGCGATGGTTTTAGCGGTAAGCGCCCATACATTCTTGACCTTATCTTCTTCGGCAAGTTTGAGAATATGCTCAGAATGACCTAATGTGAGGTCATACTTTTCGGCTACTTGTTTAAGAGCTGCCGCCTTAGATAGTGACGGTCCACCACGACCAACATAGTAACCGTCCATCTTATAGGTAACCTGAAGTTTGACCGCACCCTCCTTCTTCAGCTTATCCTCCACGTGTGCGTAGACCCCCTTAGGATCAATGCAGATATCAGCCGGATCTAAACGCTTTGATACTTTGATGAATCGGTAATTTCCAGGTAGAAAAACAGCGTCTTGATCCGCAGGAAAAAGTATCGTTTTACCGCGCACATCGTCATTGCGTACTACTTTAGTACCGTGCATTACCATAGATGTACGTCCATTGGAGCTACGTACCTCATGAAGATATCCTACGTCAGTAGCTCGCAGTGAAAGACCAGTAGTAGAGACAAAAAAGCCTTCATCGCCACTCTTAGGTTCTGAATCTTTCATAAAAGCCTCACATGCCGCGTGGCTAGACACAACCGGTTCAGCCTGCAAAGATTTTGTTTCACAGTAACGGCCATCTTTAAATATCACTAACCAGAATTTCTTATGTGCTGCTGCCCGTGACGGAGGAAATACGTCATCCTTGTAACCAGGCGCCGAATGCGGATGATCATTTGTTTGATTACGTAATTCAAACTTATGACTACCGTAGCCATCACCTAGACGAACTACGTCCTTGATTACAAGTGCCTTCTCAGAGGAACCATCCGCCATATAAACACGGTAAAGACCTGAGGTAGACGGTTCCTCAAGATTAATCATTCGTTCAGGCGTAGATATTACAGCTTTGGTTTCTTTACGGTAATCCTTAGCGTAAAAACCTTGTGTGCGTATAGTTGAATACGCTACACCGGCTTCCTCACCGAACATCTCTTTTAATTTAGCAGGCTTAGTCGCCTTGTCAGCAGTAATTACATTTCCTTCGCGAGGACTTTTGTAATTTTCGTGTTTAGCCTTTTCTTCCTTTACGCTAGAAGTATCTTCAATTGATGCCTTCTTTATCGTCAGTGCACGGCTAAGACTCTCCTTACCGAATACTTCTACTGCCTTCTTAAAGAGAGCCGCGTGCTTGGCGAAAAAAATAACCGTACCTTGCTTTACAGCGGCAGGCGCTTTCTCAAGCATTTGAATAAAAGCCGGATCTTCGTCGTTAGCAGACGCGTATGAGTAACGGCCTGTCGTGGGAGGCACTACCAAGTTACGGATGTCCACGTCCGTCTGCAGTGTCTTAGGCGTCTGTACTGCATGACCTAATTCAGAAATTGCACCCTTAGTAGCCTCGTTTAGCCACTCACTTGAAAGTGGAAGATATCGGTCTAAACGCTTTGAATAAAATACATCAATCGGTTTTATTTCATTATTACCAAAGACTACAGGGACATAGAAAATTTCCTGTCCGTGGTCTAGTATGAATACGCCACAAGCCGTACCATCATCTGGATCTGAGTCAATTATTTTCAGCGTTACAATCTCAGCTACAAGATCAGGATACGCCTTACCAAATGTATCGTAAGCACGTTGCGTGAAACCATCATTGAACAGTTCCTCAACCTGAGCATCCTGGTTTTGAGCTTGAAAACCTTGTGTTCGCGGAGAGTTCGAAACTGGTAAGCCCTGCATTGTCATGTGGTACCCTATTTACAAGTATAGCACCGCACCAAAGTAAAAAGCCCATGGTCTCACCAGACCACAGGCTTTTTACCATTCCTTGTCGTACAAACTTACTTAGCTAGCGCCTTTAGATACTCGCCGCGTTCTGATTCATTGAGACCCATCATGCGACGTACGTGCGCAACTTTATCATCTGCAGATAGGGCTGTCGGAAGATACGGACCAACTTCCTCTGCTGTCTTCTTGAAGATCGCCATAAAGGCCTCATCCGCCGCCGACTTCACTTCGCGTGAAGGAGTCGTGTCCGGCTCCTTCTCCTTAGTACCCGGCTGATCCGGGCGCTTGGACGCATGTTCAACGCGGCCTACATTAGGCAGTTCAGTCTTTCCCACACCTTCAAGATACTTTTCCGGGGAACGATTTTTGTGATCTAGTTTAGCAACTGAGTCGTGCTTAGCCGCTTCCTCGGGAGTGTTTGTTTTGCTATCCGTCAGTGATCCACCAGCCGCCATCTTGGAAAGAAGAGCAACCGTTTGATCATTTGAGAGACCAATTTCTTGGGCACTCTTGAACGCAAGAGCCATCGAGTCGCTCGCGCCTTTGCCCATCTGAGCAAGGGCGTAGGGCGACGCATATCCGGTATCAAGCGCCGGATCCGACATTCCTACCATATTACGTGAGTTCGCTGCGTCATGTCCCGCAGCCGACGAACCTGGCCACGCTTTACCACTTGGCATACCGTGCTGATACATAGCGCCCGCGCCAGCACCTAGAAGGCCTCCACCAGCAGCGCCCATCAAACCACCGCGTAGCGGACTCTCATCATCCATCATCGCTCCGCCAGCACCACCTAACGCAGCACCAGCACCACCACCCACTAGAGCACCCCTTGCCTCAGGCGAGAGACTCGCCCAAAGACTAGCTAAATCAGCTGGTGCATTCGACACCGCTTGACCGGCGCTTTGCGCCGCTCCCCCTATGGCTTTACCAGCACCTTGTAACCCTGACATAGCGTTATTGCCGGCATTCTGCATGCCCTGCATAGCACGGCCTCCCATGTTTTTTGCACCTTGCATCATACTCTGCATATCAAAAGCAGCCTTTGACTGCTCAAGCAGACTATTCGGCGTAGGCGACGTATTCTCCGGCGCCTTCGGATGCACTTCCTCTTTACCAATCACAGCCGAACCGTGGGCTCGCATATCTGTGTTGCCCATGCCCACTAGATACTCACCCTGCGGACGATTGTGCTGATCCAGCTTCGCGAGCGCCTCGGGTGATTCACCCGGACGATTCGTGTGCTGTCCACCAGTAGTAATCAGCGCATCTGCCTGCTTCGCCATATCCGCCATATCAAAACGCGTAGTGGCAACCGCAAGATCCGCAACTGACCAACCAGCCGCTACCTTACGAAGTGAGTCCGGTTCCCCGGCATAACCCTTCGCTTTCAGTGATTCGTGCGCATTTACAATCAGTTGCGCAATCTTCACTGCCGAGTCGGGGCTGAGCCCGGTCTCCGGTAGCGTTGTCGGACCCTGCAGCTGAGAAGCTACAAAAGCACAGACATCCGACGCTACTTTCTCATTTGCCCAAGTAATTCCGTAATTCGCTCCGAGGTAAGCATTTACTCCACGGACAGCTTCTTTTGTATTCAAGTGGGGGGTCGACATGTAAACTCCTAAAGTGTACTTCACCTAGTATATTGTGAAACCGACGAAAAATCAAAATTAAGTTGGTGGAACGTTAACTTGGTGTACGGGCGGTTGTTGCTGTTGGGGCGCTGGTTTGTCGAATTTACTACCTAACCATTGTCCAGCACGGGCTCCTAGAGGCGCGAGCACTGACTGACCTAACATTCCAAACCTACCCCCGACATGTCCACCTAGTAAACCACCGGCCGCGTTACCTAATATAGCGCCGCCGGAGTTAGATCGTTGTTCTGGTGACAACTTACGGTACATATTCGCTGTAAGAGCCGCAGGCAAACCGTAACGCATACCTGCGTCAAGTAGCCCCTGTGGCCTCAAGGTCTTACTAAGAACGTGTCCAAGCCCACCTTGCCGAAATTCATTATGTACCGTCAAAGGATCGCCAAATGCCATTTGTCGTAGCCCCTCACCTACATGGTGATGAAATGGTGCATTTTGCGGTAATTGGTGTGAGCTAAACACATGACCTAAAAAATCAGGTATGTCAGCGTACTTCTCATGAGCAGCTTCTTTAGCGGCGAATACCACTTTATCCAGGAATTTAGTAGGTTCCGCCATCTAAACCTTCTTGCATTTCCGCACCAAAAGCATAAGCCGGCACAGGGTGTGTACCGTGTAAATTGCTCTCTTCTCGTGTATGTGCAGCCTGTTGGATAGAGTTTCGTAAAAATCTATGTGCTAGACGTCCTAACCAATCGTGATCTAGTAAAGGATTCATCACGAAGGATCTGTGTACAAATGTTACATTGGGAGCGACTCTAGAAACTGAAACTTCCTTTACGCCGTGGGACTTCAGTTCCTTTACTAGAGACGGGGTAATCAACGTACCTACAGTGTGGTGATGAACGTCTGCTGCAAGACGGTGGCCCTCAGCTTTGTCAGTAGAGACAGTTTCGGCATCCTTTCTATAAGCATCCGCAAAAGTATTGTATGCTACAACATCGCCTCTGAGAAATTCAGGATGGTTAGGATCTGAATCTACGAACTGTACGTGGTTAAGAGCTGATTTAGCTAAAAGTTCGTAATGCCGCTTATCAAGGTTTACCCCCGAACCATTGTACATGTCATGCAGCGCGTTTACGAAATATTGTCTGCCAGCGCCAATACCTTTGTGTTGCGTGATTTCATCTGGTCGTGGCAAGCCATTTGTCATAGCATCACCGGCTTCAACATGATCACCTACCTTAACGTGTAAATCTAAGGCTGGATTAACGTAGAGTTCTTTTTTATGTTGCTTCAGTTTTACGTAACTACCGCCCTGTGGTGCACTACGTATTTCAGACACTGTGTCAGCGGCAGGGGCTAGTACCGCTTCACCTTGAAAGATCTTCGGTATTTCCAAAATCTGACGTACACCTTTAAAACCTGTCGGTGTAAGTGTTTTTTCTTTAACAGTAAGAATTGCGTGCTTAGATCCGAGGGCCATCTGTGTAAGTGGTTCTGCCATTGCCTGAGCACTGCGCGTACCTACGTTAATCCCTATTGCGTGTAAATGACCCTTTTCATTTAATCCATAACACATCTGACAAACACCGTGAGGATCAACGCAGGTCATAGGACTTCGCACAAGTAACCATTCTGCTTTTTTAGCCTTTAGGATATTTATGAGTTCAGGCGTAACCAACGTGTTGTGTGCCTGCCCATGTTGTTCACTAGCAAGATAGCGATCAATACTGTGTGGGTCATCTATCATCATACGTACACCATTGTGCGTACCACAATCATGCTGTGTGATTACCTGACTAGTCATGTTAGCAACTAACACCTTCGCCATTTCACCCGGCTCAGCAGTAGATACCGTAGTTGCAATGCTGTTTGCACGGGATTCAGGGGCCATCACCCAGTAATCAGCGGGACTCAAACCCTCTGAATAGCTTTTTGTAACAAGCCATGGCGTTACGTCTTTACCAGGTAATTGTGAAGCCAGTGGCGTACCTATCATCTTCATCAATTGAGGAAAGCTCCCACGAGCCCCTGTAGCCGCCATTTCGGTCATGGAGCCTTTGTGTTGCTTTGTGTAATCAAGTAATTTTTTCTGCGCATCTACAACAAGCTTCACTTGCTCTTTTGGATTCTTCGTAGCGTTGAACGCTTTGATGACAGGGTTTAGAATTGCATCGCGGGCGGCATACTCAGGTCTAATGTCATCAAGGCCTACTGATATACCTTCGAGTGTTGCTATCTCATCACCACGCTGCTTTAGCTTGTGTACAACATGGGCGTATAGCTGCGGGTCTTCCTTGGCCAGGCTGACCATTGAATCATGTAAACTCTTAGCTGTTACTGGTCCAGTGATCTTGTACTTATCCGGCAAGACCTCATTTACCAGCAGGTGACCAACAGATGCCATTAGTATCCGCCCGGCTTGTAGTACCCCGCAGGTGATGCGTATTCATCGTATAGTTTTTTGCCACCGTATAGTGCTGAAGCACCTAGTCCTGTCAGTGCGCCAGCACCAACGCCACCAGCATCATAGAAGCTCTTAGCGCCACCAGCAACGGCTGATGGTAGAGACGCCAGCATACGTGCTAGTTGCCCGTGATCTGGCATGGAAGATGTAACTGCATGAGCGGCATTACCGGCACCACGAAGGCCAGCGCCCATTGCCTGAAGAAGGTTAGCCGGAGGCGTTACGATGTGTTTGGCGACTACACCGAAGTCTACAGCAGTTTTCAACAGCTTTCCATACTTTGAAGTTTCTGGATAAAATTGAGCAAACACGTTTATCAATTTTTGCTGCGACATTACACGCCTCCAAATACAATGTTCAAGCCTGCTGAAAACGGAGTATTTCTATCAGCTGCATCGCCAGAGTTCAGTGGTGTAGCCGGACCCCAAGACGTATCTGACCGACTCGGATCATTTTTCTTAGAATCATACAGCCAGAATGGCTTAGCATCATCACCCATGTTTTGCATAGCATGAGTAAGCTGTTCCACGGGGTTAGGATTCTGCTCCTCTTGTCCAATGCCGTATTGACAACGCGCGTCCGCCGCAGCCATCTTGATTATGTTTTCAAACATATAATTGAAATCTGAAGCTGTTTTTGCTTTAACTTTATTTTTTTCTGACAGGTAATTAGTAGCTCTGTTAAGCCCTTCATGTCCCTCCTGATATAGTACTGTGTTTTCATCTTTAAGTTCAGGAAACATGTGAAGCATTAAATCTTTTGGTACAGGAACTTCTAAATTGCCTTTAGTAGGACTGTAGAATACTAAAGTGTGATGCCCTTCGATATCAGAAAATGGATAAGCAGCAATGCCCTTTGCATCTGTAGGCAAAGCATTGATTGCGGCTACGTGTTCTGGTGACGCATGACTCCTAATTAGTTCTGCATGTGCTGCGTCTAACTTTGGTGTCTTATCTAATCCAAATAGAGCTACCTTTAACATTCGCTTCTAATCCACCGTCGCAAATCGTTTGCGTGTTGAAAGTCTAGCTGACATTGATCCTGCGCGAATGCCTGCAACCCTAAGTTCTGTCCAGCTGCCATATTCAATTCTCGCCAAAAGCCTTGTACCTTCTGTTCCGCCTTCAGCAGTTCTGAAAACATAGAAGCCATATCAACCGCAGGACGTACTGGACCAACCTTAGGCGCAGCTTGCCCTCCCATAGCAACAATCAGCTTAGCCACCATGTAAGCAGATTCACGTTCCTCTTTTGCGTGTTCTAAAAAGTGTTTGTAAATGCTATCTCGTGATAAAGACAGCATCGTAGCACCGTAGTGATAGTACATTATCAAAATGGCATACTTGCCAGTTAATATTTTACTGAGTATCTCAAGAATACCCATTTCATCTACGCTATACACACCTTCATCTTTGGTATTGCGTAGAGGATCATTTGGATCAGGCATACCAGGTGTCTGACCCATAGCCGCTAACATCTGAGCCTCTGGCGGAAGCTGCCCACCCATACCAGGCTGTTGGGGTGGCATATCAGTCGTCGCAGCCTGCTCACCCTCCATAGGCTGCTCAGTAGTCATACCCGGCGGTACTGGCTCAGGCGGTGGCTCCATATCAGGCGAACCCTCACCCTCACCTATAGTCGGCGGTAGGTTACCCATTATGGTTTGCAGATACGGATGTAATGCTTCTTTGGAACTCATCTGCTTAGGTTAAGGATAAGCCTTAATTACTTGTGCCCTGGATCTATCTTTACAGAATCCGACAACTTAAGCTCGCCTCGGCGGTATGCCGCAGTCATTTCTTCTGTAGTTTTGAACGTTTTCTCGGGGCCTGTTGCTTTAGCGTTAGATGCGTGAGCCACCCCTAGAATAGCCTCATGCTGAGGGAATGACGTAAGACTGTTACGTTTTTGGTCTTGTAACAACAGATTAGACGGCAACATGTTACGTACGTCACGTACTGCAGCCGCTGTTACAGGGGCGTGTATTTGTAGGGCGTCGCCGTCATAGTCGGCGTTCATTCCTTTTTCTATAAGAGGCGAGATCCTAAGAGTCTTGCCTTCTACTGGAATAGGGTAACCTCCAACGATTGACCATCTATGTAAAGTCGGAGCACGGTTAATGTAAACCGGGCGTTCCTTACACTCGATTAAGAGAGCTGTTTTAGCTGCCGGTACGCGGTCCTTGACCATTTCTTTAGCCTGGATTGCAGGGTAGCCTGTCTTTACAAGCCGTGATACCAAGAACGGTTCGTACATCTTCCATAGCATTTCTTCAGGTATGCCTACCTGGTCCATAGATATGTTTACATCAGGTACAATCGTACCACGGCCTGAAATATCCATGGTTTTACGCATGATTTTCTTCTGAAAGAAACCTGACTTAGGAGAAGTTACACCAGATATAGAAGACAAAAAGCCTTTTACTTTTTGTCCACGTAATTCATCATCAGCCACATCATGCGTACCAAATAAGGCCCCTACGGCATTGTAAAGATGCTCTCTATTAGCAGCCATGTCAGATGGAAGTAAAGTAGTTTTCAGCGTATGGTTCGCGTCCATTAAGTGAATGTATAGCTTGTTAGCATCAGATACCATCAATTGCTTAGGGTCGTGAACCATAGGCAGAATCGGTCTGAATACCGGCGGTACAACAGGTACATTGTTGAGTATGTAAGCGTCCTCTGGACGTAGTCCCTCAGCTTTTAATGCCATCAGATACTTTATCTGCTTTACCTTGCTGTTTATATCAGCACCCTTAGCTGTAGAAAGCTCAGTGTGTAACTCACCTAACCGCTCGTCTATGTTTATCTTAGAGAGCTCCTTGTGAAAATGTGCACCACCGTGTTCCTTAACTAACTTATCAAACTGTGGCCCGGTCAGTCCTAGTAAGCGGCGTATAGGTTCTTCGAATACAGGATTGGGCAAAGACTCTGACAGTGGTATGTGTGAGAACTTAGTACCTTGCGGACCGCCAGTAGCATTTGCATCAAATAAACCACCGCGTTCAGGTTGTAAATTCTTAGCGACTATGGTTTTGTTGTTTTCTATTACACCAGAAGACTTACCAATAATGTCCTTGTCAGTCATAGGTAGTAAACGGATCTTGCTACCAGTCTTATCCACCTTTACGCCTGCACCCTCAAGTAGAGCTAAGAATTTGTTCCATACAAACGACGGTTTGCTGGCAGGTAGTGGGTGACCTAACTGCAGTGCACGCCAAAACTCTTCATTTTTCTGCGAACGTATTGTACTAGATTCCTTCAACACGTTACGAGCATTATGTGCTATTAGAGCATCGAACTCCATCTTAGCAATGCCCTTTGGTGTTTCCTCACCGCCGTGCTTTAATGGCTGCTCATTCAAATCATATCCTGATATCCCGTGAGCTGAAAAGTTTGTATCTGTACTTTTAAACAACTTGAGAATGTAACTACGTCCTACGAATACGCCCTTACCGTCGGGACCAGTAATGCTGCGTTTGTTAACGGGGTCGTAAAGAACTTCTTTGTCTTTTAGCCCGTGATCCTTAAGCATCTTAGACGCATATTCTACGGCGTCATGTGGATCAGCATTGTCTACTAGAATAGGCTTACCTGTCTTCTCAGCTACCTTACCAAGTGCTGATTCTACTAACTGACCAGGGTTAATACGGCTCGTAATACCGGCTGATGTCATAACCACATCTATAGGTGCACCCGATTCATCCTGTACCATCTCATGATCGGGAATTATCTTTGCTACTACACCCTTGTTAGCGTAACGTGCGGCTAGCTTATCTCCAATCTGCATAGGCTCATTTGTTTTTATCAGCAACGCAATCTGATTAGGAGTACGCACAACTTCTACTACTTCGCCAGGAAAACTATGTTCCCAAGTCAGCGCCATGTCTTTGTACGGACGGGTTAGCGCCTTAGATATCCTACCTAACATCAAGTCAGCTCCTGAGGGAGCGCTCTTAGTAAGAGCCGCAACTAAGAGATCATGTGGGTTTACTTTTTCACCCTTCTTTATTACACCGTGTTCATCCAAGCGTGTGTACTGTGTGGGATCATACTTACTTGAGTAATATACTCGGTGCTTCTCCTTGCTAAGTTCTGTTTTTGGGTTAATCGGAAATACCTCTCGGTACCCGTGCTCAGACGTTAGCTTCTTGGCAGCGCCTTCACTAATTACAATGGCGTCATTTGAATTCAAACCGTGGTATGCCATATACGCGACACGAAGGTTTTTACCTAGGGCGAGGGTGTCATCTTTAGTGAAGTTAGATCCGGCCAGCGTCTGACCCGCTTTTACTTTATCCCCGACTTTAACCGAGACCGTGTGATTCAAGAATGTCTTAGACGGAAATGGGAAGTCTGTTTGGTATGGCACGCCTACGTCATCAGAAGCAATCTTTAACGCTTCGGTAGGAGTCGTTGACGCTTTTCCAGTCGGCGAAACATATATTCGTCCACCCTCAATACGAGAGATAACACCATCAAAAGGAGCAGTCGGAACAACCAATTTGGCATATAGTTTTTCATAACTTTCATTTCCACGATGTGATTTTACCTGTACTAACGGCGCCTCTCGTTCTACGAGAGGTAACGCCTGTGTTTGCATCTTTGACGCCATGATAGCACGATTCCCCTGAATATTGTGCAAAAATGGAATCAGAGACGTTGCGGGCGAGTACGCCTGCGCATTGTGCACGTATTGGTGTTCTACTTTTTTAGCGTCTATCTTTTCCACCTTACCGTGAACAAATGCGTCTACTTGACCTTTCATTTCCTGGTGTGGAAAAGCGATGATGTACTTATGTTGATCGCCGGCAGGTAAGAATTCTGTCTTACCGGTCTTTAGATTTTTAACCGGGGTATAGAGGTTACCTTGATCATCATGCTTAGCTGCGATTGTAATACGAACGTCTACGCCAGCATGTGACGAGTCAGGGCTACGGATAGGATCAATAACTCCATAATGGGAATTGTGCACTAATCGTGATTCATAGGGAATGGCTCTATCTGAGCTAATGCCACCTTCGCCAAGAGACGTAACTTTTACAGAGTGGTCAAGAAGTTCTATTGGATTTATACCAGTAGGAACCGCCGTAAGTGTAGACGTAGTTACAAATCGTTTGATGTTTTCAGTAAAAGGTTGTGGTGCGAGAGCATCTCTTATCTTGTCTTTACCTGTGAATCTAAGTCGTGTCTTAGGCCCCCATGTACGAGCAAAAAGTTCAAGTCGTTCCTTCAAGAAATCATCTACTGCATGAAAGGACTTGAACGTAAGACTATCTGCATCATCTATTTCTGACTTACCCTCATGCACAGATAAAAGCTTCCTAGATGCATCAAGTAATGCTGACGGCGAAACCTTTGAGTGATGAGCTCCAACAGTCTGTTCGGTAACACCGCCTGTTATTTCTGTAGCCGCATACTTGTCGGCTATCGCCTTAATCTTGTCTTCTATAGGCGCACTCAAGTTTTGTACGTGCGGGTGTACTAGTTTTTTGTAAAGCTTGTTTATAGCCTGGGTTGATTGTACCTCTGAGATGTTCTTATTCTCATCGGCAACACCTGCACCCCAGTGTTTTGCTATATCTGCGTGAGGAACACTTAGGGCACGTAGAATAGGGTATAGTGGAATCTTTGTGTTGTCGTACTCTAAGTTGAACTTGCCGGTTTCTGGCACCATCGTTACATAGAAACTACCGCCCTTAGAAAGGTTGAATAGGGTACTTAATTCGCCGTTAGCGGAGCGTTGTGTATAAATACCCGGCTTACGACGCAACTGGTTAGCTACCTGGTATTCATTACCGTCCACTATGACCGTGTGTCTATCGGTAAAAAACGGCAGCTTCATTAACGTAAAGTTTCTGGCCTCGTCAATTATTTTTCCATCACCACCGCGTAGTACAAGTGTGCCCTTAACCGGCTCATGTAGGCCACCGCCTGTTAGCAATGCGTGTTTCTCTTCATCTGGAGAAAAGTTTTGTGGGAAAACAGCAACATCCTTTAGCTCCAGCGTACGACCTTTCAGGTCTAACGGAAAAATATTGTGCAGCGCTGCTTTTATTTTTGTATGTATGTCCTTACGGATATTTGCCGCAGTAGTAAGGACAGGTCGAAGATCGCCAGTCATATTGCAAATAATAGCAATATTTTTCGGTAGAAGATAATGTTAGGAATATTTAGTGATACGGCTGTTACGGCTGTCGCGACTAACACTGTTCTGTAGGAAGGTGTCGTAATGTCAAGTGAAGTTAGCGCTCAGGCCGCCACTAGTTTGGAGGCCGGTAGTCGAATAAGTGTGTTGTGTTATATCCGTGGTATACAGCAAGGGCATTGGAAGATGCTCAGTAATATGCTGGGCCTCGAAAAAGAAGAACTTGAGGAAATAGCCGCCCAATTCCACGATCGCCAAGAGGCACACAATGCCTGGCGTTGGAAGAAGGCGGAACAAGCCGAGAAAAACGGTGATATAGAGAAGGCTATGGTGTGGCGCGAGAAGCGCTGCATGCTCTGTGACTCTCGTATGATCACTGGTGTCGGCGGAGTGCTCTGTTCGTGTTATCGCCAGTACGGAATCGGGTACATGGAGTATCTTCCTGTAAAACCTGACGAGTTTCTCATTAAGTGGGAATCACTTGGAGGGGTATGGGAGAAGGACGATAAGGGCAAGGAAGTACGTACTGCGGGAACGCGGGAAGCAGCAGCCTACTTAGCTACGCATGTTTACAGTGGCGCGTGCCGTGAATGCGAAAGCGTTTTTCACGTAAACATTGGAGAAATCTTGCGGGTGGCGAAGTACCTTAAGATAAGTGGCAGCCCTGATCACTATCGTATCCGTGTTCAATGCACTCCTTGTAAGGACCGGAAGCGCAATGAACACGAGATGAAAAAGCTTCAATCAACATCATCTATTGCACATCGTATCAACATTCCGCAAGCTAACAACAACGAGAAAGCAACAGGATAAATGGTCATCGGCCCCGTTTGGATTTCCTAGCACTTGAGTGTGCTATCCAACTGGGCGACTATCTATGGAGGCATAACCGGGGCATTTGCCTGTCCCGGTTATGCGTTCCAACTTGGATTTCTGTGGGTGCACTGTGACCCGTCACGGCGTTAGAATCGCCGGGCGTTCTTTACAATGCACCCATAGGTATCTAGAGATTTTCGTACATGGTAACGGCTAGGACTCGGTCGAACGCAAAGGCCATTAGAGACGTCGGTAAATCTGCAGTAAATCCGCCGTGTAGAGTTGCGCCTACTCTCTACGTCCGTTACCATGTACGGCAATTTCGCCGATTGGAGATTCGCAGGCAAGCAAGAAACATTCAGCATCTGTTCGTGTTCTCATACGAGAAGTCGTATCATGAAATCATAGATAAGACACACGCTAAGATTGGCAAAATCAAGGCCAAGATTGAGGAGCGGCAAACACGTATTGCGCGTTTGCGTAAAGAGTACAGTATCGATGATGGAGCGCTCATTCAGCTTCTAACCGAAGCGCGTAAGAACGCTGCCAACCACGCTGCGAATAACATGTACTCGTATTCATCCACATCTAATGCTCCAGTGGGCAGTGGAAATCGGATGGAGGAGCGTACAATCGGTGCTGGCGCGGTCAACGACTTGTTGACGGAGAATGACTTCATCGAATCAGAGAAAGATCAAGTCAAGCGTTTGGAGCTGGTAGCCCGTAATCTCGGACCAATTACGCGCTTTGCCTCAGGCGATGGAACCAAGTACGAACAAACGCACTTCGATCTATCTACAGACGAACTAGAGTTTCTAGGGTTCTAGTCATGAGGTAGGCGCAGAGTTGTAGCACTGGATAGTTAGTAGGGAGGTGCCCGCCTAGCTACTAATAAGCTGTCATCGCATAGCGCCCAGTGCTACAATTCTGCGCCTACTTTCTTAATTACGTCCCTCAGAACTATTGCTTCCGTGATCCTCGGCATTCTTACGCATTGCCTCTAATTTTTTAGGATCTACGTGTGGAACTAACCATGACAGGGATACTACAACGCTGCCATCTATCAGTAAGTCTTCTTTTAGGGTTTGCTTGATATGACCCTTCGAGAGGAATGAGTTTACCTGCTTTATGTAAGCATCTTTGTCAGTGTGCGGACACTTAGGCGTACCAGTTTCAGGTAGTTTTAGAATTCCACTATTGAGGTCGTCCTTACATTGATTACACTGATTCCACGGCTTATGGATTAGAAATACCTCATGATGGTAGGTATAGTCCATAGCCTGATATGGAACCGCGTACGGATTTTTAGGTGACTCGACTGGAACCGTCTCTATACCTGGAATTTGAGCTGCCGAGCTAGAACCAAAGACGTTGTCTAGAGTAGGCGGAGACGGTAATGTAGATTCGACTACGTCTGAGAATGAGGGTCCGGTTTGAGGGATCATTTGTCTTTTAGCCATTGTTAACCTGTGGTACTAGTGTGAGATGTGACCGTTTAAGATGTTTTTTCATGTAGACAATGACAGCTTCGTGTCGTTCAATTGTACCACAAGATTTGATAGTGTTACACTCTAGACAAGTAATAGCTACATTTCCCACTATATACCCTAATGAGGAGTCAATGCGATCGATAGCAGGGGAATCTTTTTTATTCTCCCAGGCAGTACCTCTGCCTGAAGTATAATCGATAGCGATTTCACATATAGGACAGTGCGTCGGGGCGCTGGCTATTAGAAATTCCTCAATCGAAGCATCAAAAGATAATACCTTATCTTTAGCGCGTCGCCGAGCACTACTCACAAGACGTTTTATTTTATTTTCAGGTACAGAATAAAACGCTATTGTATGATTTCTTATTTTAACACGTGCTCTGATTGTATAGGCCGCTTTTTGTAACCTGAGTTTTTCAGGGTTAGCCTTACGCTTTGCCTTGGTTTTTTCAAGTATAACATCCCTATTTTTGAGATAGTGTTTGCGCTGCGATTCCTTTATCTCCAGTCTGTGTGTCTCACGGTATATAGCTTTTTGCGCGATGTGTTTGTCCCTGGACATGCGATAAGACTCTTTAAGTTTGTCCTTATTCCTAAGCCTGTAGTTTCTGTTATTCTCTCGTTTACGTAATAATCTTTCTTCTAGTGTTTGCATTATTGCCCTTGACCTTGTCGGACTTGTTGCTTCACTTCTGCCTCTTGTGTTTGCTGCGCCTGCTCCATACGCTCTTTTACGACGCTGAACATGATGATATCTTCAGTTTTCAGGCCGTCTAATTGTGATCTCCTTGTATTTGGATCCAGCGCCATAAACTCCTGTACCTTTTGATCCGCGGCAGCAATTACCTGTTGCGGATCGTTATAATCCAACCCTGTTGCAGAAGCTTGTTGCTGTACTTGCTGCACTAACGAACCCTGTATCTTCTTCATCTCAGCCTCAGTCTTTTGCTGAGCCTTAGCTTGAGCAATTGCGTTCTCAAGTATTAAATCACGTTCCTTGTCCAAGTCAAGCTCAAACATCTCTGCTATTGTCGAATCTGATACTTTTCCTTGGGCCCAAAGTTGCATGACCAATTGCTTTTTCTCAGAATCGTCTATCATCTTAAAATCAGATAGATGTACTGGCACAGGTTCAAAACCCATATAACGAGCAACTTTATCTTCTATCCACTGTAATAACTTGTTCAAATCCTCAGTGTGGCATCGCAATTGATTTTCCAACATGCGCAATGAAATTTCACCACGAGTTTGCCCTAATCCCCCAGTAATAAATTCCATTGGAACACCCATAGCGGTGACAATGTTACTCTCTGCGTCCTTGATTTCAGCAGATACCATCAGCGCACGCCCCTCGCCGCCTAAATTCGTTACGCCTAATGGTACAGGGGCAAATTGTATAGCCAACGGGTCACGTCGCCACCGTTTTAGATTATGTTCGAGTTCAGTTCTCCATTTAGCCAAAGATATCGTCGTAAGTGGGTCGCCGTTTGGACTATTCATTTGTGGAAATAACACGCGGAATGGAACAATATGCTCCAGGGCGATAGCTTCATTTGCCTTTCGCAGAATCGCAGCAAATAGGAACAGTTTGATAGACGACGTAATGGGTGGGAAGCCCCAGTGCGCTTCTACCCCTGCCGGACCGGGCACCTTCATGTGATACAAGGCATCTTTTTCAAAACGGAAAATCTTGTTCTCCTTAACCGCTTCCAAAAATCCCTTTGGCATTGAGTTGATCAGGACTTTGTTCCCTTTATCAATCTGCTCTTTCATTGACTTTGGAATTGTGTAGTAGTAGACGCTCTCATCCGTAATAGGGTTATGTTCAATGTCAATTAGTTTTGGATCCCAGCGAATCATTCTGAGCTTACTGGCGTCCTTTAACTTAAGATCAACCATCCTACCTTTAGTGAGCTTTTTACAGTTCGTACAGGTATATGTAAACTCAAGGCTCTTGACTTTGAATTTATAGTCTATATAGTTAATGTCCTTACGTGATTTACAGCTTTTACACTCAAGAAAACGCTTGAATGGTGTATAAATGGAGTAAAAACCATTGCCATAAATAAACTTATCGAATGAGGCCTTGGTCAAAAAGCTAAGGACTCCTAGATTTTTCTCAAAAATTTTTCTATGTACTGCTAAAACACCTGGTACCGCAGACTCGTAAACTATCTTAGTTATTGGAAATTCTCCAAATTTCTTTACAACGGCATATACCTGTGCAGAATTGAACACAAGATATTCTGCCCACTTGAATAAATCCTTTAGTTTTCGTGGCACGAAGCCAGTTAGGAAATCGAAAAGAGGGTTGGGGTGTGCAGCATCTTTGCTGTTCAACGCTAAATCTGAAAACGTAGGATCGCCACTCATGCAACAAGTTTATCACCTAAAAAGTACAACATGCCAGTATTAAACGGTTCTGTACTAGGTTCTACACCTATTCTGACCCTTTCCAGCGACCAGTTAGCACCTTGGGACAAGGTTTGGGGCGCCACTTATCTACAAAAAGAAGGTAAGTGGGCCTTCCCTGCCTATTTTCCCTTCGTTGATTGGGTTGTAAAAGACCTAACTGCCGTAGGTAGCACCCCGACAGACGCTTCCGCGGAAGCTTTCATACGTGCCGCCCGTATAACAGGGTCATTGTGGGCCGAAGCTGAAGCCCAATACGCAACAAAGGAAGAGGTAATCCTGCCATTACCCAAGGATCATATTTTTCATGGACCACCATTGTTCGCCCATCAGAGAATGGGGCTAGCTAAGGCGTACGCCTATTACCGGATGCTACTTCTCTGGGAAATGGGTACCGGCAAGACCCGTGTCATAATCGAACTCCTGCGTTGGTTAAAGGCTATAGGCTGTGTGAAGAGAGTCCTTGTAGTGTGCCCGAGAGTGGTACTCCCAACCTGGGAGAGGCAGGTATTAGAGTATGGCGGTGGAGAACTGACGTGTATTGATCTCACACATGGTGACAGGGATAAGAGGATACAGGAGGCGAATGCTGCGGATGTAGTACTAACTACGTACGGTATTGCTCGATCTGAGTACAAGTCGGCCGTTAACCACGTATTACCAGAGGATTGGAAAGTTGGCGGTGCCGCGTCAGATAAAGCCTTAAAAAGGAAGCTCACTGCACTAGCTAAAGCAAATCCTGCCCTGTACGACAAGACAATGAAAACTCTTCAAACAGGCGGGGTGCCACCATCGGATATATTCACATTAATTGATTACGATGTAGTTGTTTTCGACGAAGGACACGTATTAGGCACTTACGACTCAGAGGTAACCAAGGCTTGTCTTCAATTATCCACTAAAGCTGCGCGTAGGTATATTCTAACGGGTACTGCTGGCAATGATCCGTTGAAGTACTACTCTCTCTTACGCATACTCCATCCATGGCTAGAGAAACGCCCGTTTTGGCAGTTCAAACAACATCATACAGAACAAGATCCTTACAACAAGTATTTGATACTTGGATGGAAAAATCTTCATGAGATAAATGCCAAGGTAAACTTGATAGCAAGTCGTATGAAAAAATCTGAATGTTTAGACTTGCCTCCCGTAGTAGTAAGTGATGTACTATTTTCACTTCAGCCAAAACAGAAGGTGCGTTACAATCAATTAGTAGAAGAAATGTCCGCTAGTGAATCTCCATTTACTAGGCACTTACCTGTGGTGGATAATGCAACCGATAACACAATTCTTTCAATTGCACACGGAGCAGTTAGGGTAAATAAACTTCTACAGATCACTAGCGGATTCTTGATAATCGAACCTGATAAAACCATTTGTAACGGATGCGAATATTTACAGGGTTGTGTAGATAGCGGGATAAACCCGTACACCAAGGATTGCAAGGTTCAACCTACTTATCCACCGAGAAAAATATTACGGGACGTAGAAAATCCAAAACTAGAAGTCTTCAAGGACTTGGCTGAGAATATCCTTGAGGAAGACTCTTCCAATAAGCTCATTGTGTGGGCTACCTATCTACCTGAACTAGATGACCTTGAGGCAGTATGCAAGGAGAATAAATGGACATACGTGCGGGTAGATGGCTCTAATACAAACAAGATTGCTTCTATTGAAAAAGAGTTTCAGACAAACCCCGGTTGCCGTATTTATTTAGGTCAAGTATCCTCCGGCATAGGAGTTACTTTAACGGCGGCTAACTATACAATCTACTACTCCTTGCCTTGGGATCGAACTACTTATCGACAGTCATTTGACCGAAATGTTCGTATAGGTCAGACTAGACACGTAACTGTTTACAGGTTGTTAGGTAAAGATACACTGGACGAATTCGTTTCTAGAACACTCAACTACAAAGATACACTGGCCTATACACTGAGTGAAAAAGTAGCATGTGCCCCTTGTGAGTGGAAGACTAAATGTGGCATAGCTGAGGTTAGACCGTTTCAACCTGGGTGCAAATATCAAAGCACTGTAGATCGACCTGTTGCTAGAGCGGCAATAGTGAAGTAGTATAGGCGTATGAAACTCGTACTGGAACATGCGGACATTGAGAAGGCGATATACGGCTACTTGAAAAATGTATTGAACTTAGAGGTAGAAACGGATTCCAAAATTGAAATTACGTGTAAGAAAAAACACTTGACAGCGCACGTAACAGGTACAACGCCCTCAACTAAACCTGTCGTCAAAGAAACTATTACTTCTGTGGTAAAAGACGAGCCGATAGGAATTTCGCCTCCAAAGACAGGACCACTTCCACTAGATAAGGCTTTAGACGCACACAGAGACAAAATAGATTGGAGCTCACAAGCAATAATGTCATCTGATTTATCGTCCCTGGGAAGGGGCGATCCGTCTGATTTTTTAGATGAAATCAGCGGCAATGCAACCGCTTTCGCATACCGAGGAAATAATGGCAGCTAAGGATTTCTTACATGATCGTGTTAGTGGCTTGGTACCAGAATCTGACTTAGACGGTAAACTACCTAAGGGTACTTTTAGCTATTCACAATACTCTCTTTATCAAAAGTGCCCTAAGGCTTACTGGTTTTCCTACGTTGAAAATTTGAAGATTCCGCCGGGTGGATTGCAGTACAAAGGCCAGGTAGTTCACCGTGGCGTAGAAGCCGGGCATCGAAGTGTAATGGAGAAACAACCGTTCCCTGTTGAGGAGGGAATGGCTTTAGTAGCTGATGAGTTTGATAAGGGTAAAGAGGCGGTAGAGCAGTGGGGTGATGATGGTGAGACCGCGGGACAGATAAAAGATACTGCTATACGCTCGTACTCAATGTATCATCAACGTGCCTTGCCGGCGGTGAATCCGATTGCAGTCGAGAAGTCCTTTGTTTTTTATATCAACAGAACGCCGGTCATAGGTTACATAGATCTCATTGACAATGTAGCTGGCCCGGCGTATAACGGTGTAGCAGCTCCAGAGCAGTTAGTAGTAGCTGATCTGAAGTTGAGTAAGCAGACATGGTCTAAAGCTGATCTAGAGAAGGACCCACAGTTTACCCTGTATTCCAAAGTAACAGGAATACCTACAGTACGGGTAGATAACATAGTAAATCTCAAAGCTGGACCGGTATTCAAACAGCAGATTGCTGTTAGGGATGGCCACGCGCACCTAACTGTAGTAGAACACATGGCTGAGACGATTGAGCTGATCCATAACGAAATATACCCAAAAACATCAATTGATAGCTGGGGATGCTCAGAGAAGTTTTGCGGTTATTGGTTTAAATGTCGCGGTAAACGGACTTAATATTAAGTACAGTCATGTTGAAATACGGTGTGGTAGAAGAAGAGGCGCACTTGGAAAAGCAAGCGAATACTTTGCAGAATACGTCTGACGATGTAAAATGCAAAGTATGCCAACTAAACGAAGACTCACTTCACGGGAGCTACGAAAGCTCACACGTTTGTCAACGCCACAAACGGACACCGTCCCCAACAAAAAAGTAACAATCGCGCCAGCAAGTTTATCTGAGGATCTGCACCTGCATGATTCTTTAGTTCATAAGCAGGTGTTAAACCATTTATTTGTAATGCTTTTTACGTCTCATCACAGCGAGGACGCTATCGCTAAGGAATTTTACAGGGCCTACCGGCACCTAGTTGAAAGTAGACCACTGGCAGAACTTCCGTTAGATCTAGTCGATAAAGAAGAATTTCTCTCATTTTTTAGTGCAGTCAAGTTTGCAGTTGACGGAATGGAACTCCGTACTGAACAAAAGAGAAAAGAAAATGACGACAGCGCATTCGACGAGCGAAGTCACGATGACAAGCCCCATGGAAAACGAAAAAAGTCCAAAAACTAGAACAATTCCGGTATTACCACCTGCAGAAGTAACCACCGCCCTGCCGTATAAGTTTTCAAAGTATGAACTGAGTGAAGACGACCCCCGTCGGTACATGACCTTGAAGCTCAAGGATTGTGTACTACCTACGTTTGATTCGCGTCTTGCTCCACGTCCATTACTCCCAGAATTTCTGGACTCACTTAGTGAGGAACAACACACTCCGATTCACGTGTGTATGTTAGAAGACGGTACGTACCTAATTATCGATGGGCGTGGACGCTATAACGGTTTAAAGCACAATGGTGCTACGCATATAAAGGCTATGTTACGTCCGCCACCCAAGGACCTGTCTGAACTTCTTGTTTTTGCTATACAAGCAAACCAACATCGTGAGAATCTCAAGTCATACGATTTCGCTATGATGATTCAAAAACTGTCAGTCGATAACAGTATGTCCAATAAAGACATTGCCAAGCGCCTGGCAGTTTCAGAAGCGTATATAAGTCAGATACTGTCTTTGTTTACTCTTCCACCCGAGATTGTGAAAGAGTGGGCAGACGGAGACTACGGTGAAAGTGCGCAGAATAAACTGCGTTATATGCGTAAAGTTAAGGACGTTTCTATTCAGTTCTTACTAGCGCGTACGGCTAAGAGAGTACATCTTGCAGCACTTCAACGTATTATCGATGCTTACCTGTTTGCAATAGATGAAGGCTCAGGGGTTGACTCACGCGTGATAGAGTTGATTCTCCACGGTGATTTAGAACCCAACTCCGCTGAACGCGTAAAGACGTTAGCTAAGTTAAAGAATTCTGAGCAACAGTTCGAGCTTGCCAAGATTCTATCTAAAGATACGTATACATGTATACGCAAGGGAGAGACTCCTCCTGATATAGATACACTTAATGAGTGGGTTAGCACTGCTAAACGCCACTCAGCGGGTATAGTAGACGATGAAACAGACCAAGAGGTGGAAACACCCTCTGCTAAGTATACATTCAAACCGTTATCTGCGTCAAAGGTAGCTGAAACATACGCAACTTGGACTACCAAGTTCAAGGAAGCGCGTAAGGATACGGACTACGAACCTGCTAAGTTAGCTGAATTACGCGGTGTGTTGAAGGGGATTAAGTTGGCGGGCGGCTACAGCAAGTAAGTTAGAAGACGTCAGTAACACTGCTTATCTTCTTGCGCTTGAAGGCCTTACGTAAGTTACGAAGTGCGTGCTCTTTGATTTGTCTTACGCGCTCAGAGCTTATGTATACGCCTTCAAGGTCAAGAAGAATTTTTGATAGTTGACCAAACGTCTGACGTACCCCGCCACGAAGTCCATAATAATAAATCAAGATAAGTGTTTCCTTCCGTGTAAGACACGCCTCCTTTAGCTCACGTAACATATTGAAGTGGGCCACCGACATGTCCGATTCTATATTGGCATCCACAACTGCTAATTGGGTGTGATCGGACATGTATATCATCTGACTTCGGGCGGGCTTATCAGGAAATGGCTCTGGATCAGCATCAGTGTCAATCTCCTCGAAACTCTCATGTATAATCGGCTGTCGACCAAGTCCTGCCGCATGTAGAGCGTTTTGTATCAAAACCTTCACCCATGAGGCACCGTAAGTCAAAAACCTTGTTCCGCGATTTACGTCGAATTTCTTTATTCCTATGAGGAGACCCTCATTCCCCGCAGCCAAGAGATCTAAGAGTAGGTGCTCGTCTTTAGTTCTAGCAAGAGCCTGTTTCATCACGAAACGTAAATATCCTTGGGCGATCTCCTGTTTGATCTTTCCGGCTATAGGACCGTCTGTGCCATAAGCATCAGGGTTCCTATCAGGAGCCGCAGCATATGCTGTAAAGAGTTCTTTTTCTTTGGCGGCAGTAGGGATAGGTAACGCAGCAACTTCTTTGAAGTAAGTATTGATGAGTCGATTGCCCGAATGATTTTGTTGTGTGTGATTCGGTTTTACGCTTGACATCTCAGATTTACGTGCCATAATTACATTCACCTCTCGAAAGAGAAAAGGTACAAAAACAATGAGTAAACATCACAATAAACCAAATACCCAACCAGAAACAAAAGCACCAATGGAAACAGTAGCCGTGACAACAGAACCCGAAGTAGTGGTCGTAAATGACGAGACCAGTTTATCTGTGACTGCACAAGATAGTGTGACAGATGAATTCGTTGGCCGCAAGTATTTAGAAGTATTGCCGCAGGAGTATCACCCTGCCATTCAAGACTTGAGCAACCCCGATTTCAACGATTTCAATACTGCTTCGCAGGCATTGGATGTTCGTTCTAAAGAAGGATTTCGTACTTGGGTAGAGAAAAACTATACCCGTAAAATTGGCTATCACGTAGCTACAACTGACTTCCGTATTCCTACTCTGAGCTTGGATCAAGGTAAGGGTAAGGAAGATAAGAAGCCCGTCAACTCTAAGGCAGGCTGTTCGTATGACTCAGATGGAAATCTAGTCACAGCTCCGGGCCAAAGTGCTCTTGCATTAGGCGTAGTGGAGCGCATTTATGGTGCTGTAGTTGGAATACATGAAACGCGCATTCTATGGGCACCTAAGGACGAAAGCGGGGAACCTATTCCCATGCCTGGTCTGAAGGGGGGTCCTCCGCAGAAGAATCAGCCTCTATGTACAAGCATGGACCGTAAGGTTGGTTCGCGTTTCGGTGATTGTGAACGTTGTAACTTCCGTCCGAACAGTCCTTCCGTACAATGGCGAAGCCAGTGTAAGGACAATACTGATGTATACGTAATGCGTATGGACCCGAACGGAGATATCAAACCGTTTAGCTCTCTGTACAAGCTGACAATGAGCACAGCATCCAATGCTACTGGTGTAAAACCTATTCGCACTCGTATTGAGGGTGGGTGGAACACCATGTGGGATCGTTTGTTTGTGTTTGAAACGTTATCTGTTACCAAGGGAATAAATACTTATCAGGTATGGAAGTCAGCTGTAGCCGTCGATCGTGATAATCCTGCGGGTATTCCGACATCTCCTGCAGCGCGCAAGGTACTAGAGTTGTTTGCACGTAAGATCGAATCTGCTGTATATTTTCCTTCTCTTGCAACTGCGTACTCGCGTTCAAAGGCTGTTGAAGCCGGTGGTGAAGAAAACGTAGCTAATCTAGATGATGTCAATAAAGCGCTAGATCAAGACCCCGCTTCCAATCTGTGAGAAAATCTATAGCGGTGTTAGCCAGACATAAACTAATTCATGAATAGAATTAGTGGCACCGCAATAGTCAATACTATGTTTCTAACGTTATTCGAAAAACGAGCATATAAAGCCGCATATATGCGATTCTATTATGCTCGTAATTCTAAGAAAATGCTATTAGCTATGGCATCGTATCAGAAGCATTACAGAGAAACACATAGAAAAGATATATGCAATAGAGCGCAGAATAGACTACAACTACCTGTTAATAGAATTAGCAAGATGGTATCGCATGCGAGACGACGCGCACTAAAAAAGAAACTCGCTTTTGACGATACAATATACGAACTATTGATCTTAAGTAACTATTTGCTTTGCGCCTGTTGCAATAGAGAACTAGATTATACAGTAGGGTACAAGTATGTACGCGATCTGTCTCCAACACTAGATAGAATTGACAACAATAAAGGTTATATCCCCTATAACGTAGCAATTGTGTGTAACCGGTGTAATACTATAAAGTCTATTGGTGGAGCGATGATACATTTAGGAATAGCCTCATACATACGAACAGGGTCACCAATAAGCTTTGAGCTTAACCATACAGTCCCACTAAATAGGTTAAATGGGGCCGTTAGTGCTGCTAAACGTAGGGCAACGCTCTACAAATTACCATTTGATAAATTGGCTTGTAAATCGTTGGTCCTTGCATTGCCAATGCGCTGTCCTTGCTGTAATAATGTAATCAATTACGTTACAGGAAACGGGCACAAAGATGTAATGGCGTCGCCGTCATTGGATAAGCGACTTCCAGAAAAAGGATACGTCTCCGGTAATATAAGTGTTATATGTAATGGCTGTAACACTGTAAAACATACAGGGACGGCGGAGGACCACGAAATGATAGCTGACTATATAAAAAGGCATTCAAATGACTGAATTCTTTTCTGAGATCGTACTAAAGTACGCGCCTTGGTCTACTAGCAAAGCTGGTACATTAGAGCGCTGTCCTCGTAACTACGTACGTCAATATATAGACAAGGCAGAAAAAGGGATTTCAGCTAAGACAGGTAAGGTGGGGACCGCGGTTCATTATGTATTAGAGCGCGGGCTGTTGAATGATAATTGTGATGAGCCGTTTCTTTTAGCTCGGTTGGAAGAAGCCGCTAATAAAGACAGCTTGCTACAGGAAGATTTCTTGGAGGCAACAACGTTCATGGTTGGCTGTGTATCGTTTATCGAACGTATACGCAGCTTCAAGTTAAAGCACGGCGTAAAACAATTGCTGGTTGAAAATAAGCTGGCAATGTTGTCTAATTTCACTCCGTGCGATTACAAATCTCCGAATGCCTTCATGCGGGGCATTGTAGACCTAAGTGTGTTGACCAATGACAACATCTTACTTGCCTTTGATCACAAGACCGGGAAGCCAAAGGACATAAGTTTCCACTACTCACAGATGTATACGTATGCCGTATTATCTGAGGTTAACTCAGATATAAAAGGCGTGCAGTGTATAATCCATTATGTAGGCGAACCTGAATTGTCTAGAATGCAAGTCATTTCGCGGGACAAGATTCAAAGTGAACTACGTCCGTGGATGGTGAAACATTTGAACAGTCTCACTGGTCGTTTAGAGCAAGTAGAGGCAGGTATAGCACCCGCTATCCCTAGTGTGCTTTGCAGCTGGTGTAGCTACCTGAAGGACCCTGATTGCGACGAAGGAATTTCGTATCTAAAAAAGAAGAAACGCTTGCCAATTGCTCCGACGAGTACTAACCTCTAGATCCACCCAATGGCTAAGAAGAAATCAAACGAAGGCGCATCACGTGCACAAACTACAAAATTATTATCGCTCATTGGACAACCATCACTTCTAACTTTTCTACAACGTCATTTTACAACTCAGAACCCAAAGTCTCGTGGTAACACTGCAATCCGCATGTGCTGCCCGATTCATGGCGACTCCACGCCTTCTCTTGATTTCGATGTAATCAGTAACACTATACACTGCTACGGTTGTCTTTATCATGAAAGAGATCTCCTACAGTTCCTACAGGATGCACTAGGATGGTCTTACTCAGACAGTGCTAAGGCCGTACAGGATCAAACTAACGTTCGTATATTCAACGGTAAGCAATCTGAGCAGTTAGATAAGCTAGACACTCACCGAATGGCCATGTCTATTCTTATGGCTGCCTGTAACAAATTTTTGCAGGACATGATCCTTTATTGGAAGTCCGGTGAGACAAGCGACCCTACGAACTATAGTACCAGCGTACTAGAAAGTGTAACGCCTACGCTCGTATGGCTATTCGAGGAACGTAAGCATGACCCTGGCTTAGTTAACAAATTTCCTTATGGCGTGTTACCGTCTCCCAATGTTCTTAAGCATCTAGTTAGCAATCGCCTTGCAGAACTACTTGAACGTAATCGTATTGCTGGCCGTATGATGATTCCTAGTACACGCGCTGAAGCAGTTTCAAGACGCGCTCACGAGATCATAGATAGGATCGATATTTCTTGGGTGTACTCCGTGTGCTTTTTTAGTGGGCACTCTCATAACATCCCAGGCCGTATAGTCCTTCGAAAGCCGCACGGCCATAAGGACATTTTTGTTACTGAAGCGTTCGACGACAACGAGCGCGTAGGATTCTTTGGTTTGTATCGTCCTTTCTCGTTGTATAGTGCTGGTGATCTTCGTAGTATGACGCCTGTAGTTGTCGAAGGTGAAAATGACTGCATTTCATTCCTGGAAGGACTTGTCCACGCGGGACGAACAGAACCTCTTGTCATGGCTACAGGAGGCTCTAAAAATGATCTTGATGACCTGGTCAGCGCCGGTTTCAACAAGATCATTTTATTTGCCGATGATCCACTTACAGGTAACGGTAACGATTACATCAAGGGTCGTTTGGCGACCGCCTTTGAATTAGACGTACGTATCTTCAACGCATGGCCGATACTGCGTACAGTAGGCGTTAAAGATCCAGACGACGCTATTCAAGTACAAGGCTTTGATGCGGTATACAAAGCCGTAATAGAGACTCCAGCTAATTTAGTTACTATAGATACGTGGGCACGTGAATACGCTATGGCTGCGTACCACTTACTTGATGATCAAACGGACGTACGTGAGAAAACACGCATTGCCAGTGATTTTGGTAAGTATGTACGGCATCCAGCATTACAACAACAGTACATCAAGGACATTTCTAAAGCATTCGATATCAACTCAGGTGTAGTTCAGCAGGAGATTCTCAAGCGTCAGGATACAGAGGAATCATTTATTCTTCGTATAGCTGAGACCCTGAAGCGCGACTGTCATATTGTCTGTAAAGAAGAGGATAATCGTAACTCGTATCTATTGCTTTTCAGTCGAGAGAAGGATCGTGTCGTAAAACTGCCGATGCATGATGGTGAGGCAGCGGCTATTCAGTTGGCCGGTATATACGGTCCTATATATGAATTTTTTCAATCATCTATTGGTCTACCTGGCTTTCTTGCTCCACCGGAAGGTATGGAAGACAGCCCGGTATTACAGACAATCAAGAACACTTACAAAGACATTTGTGGCTACCTAAAGATCGCACTACAACATCTATACGAGGGAATAATGGACAGAAAATTTTGCACGGAACTTGGTCAAGGCGTACACGTAATACAAGACTCATCAGACAGAACCGTTGTCTACATAGTCAACGGTCCGTCAGTCTATAAATGTGAGTATGAACCGGAGATAGAACTCATTGAGAAGGCTCCTCCGGCCGTATGGAAGAAATTACCAGGACCGTCCGACGGTAATTTCTTATTTAACGTAGGGTTCGAATCTCCTGTTGAATCTTGGTCAAGGGAGATTCGTTCTGTAGCGGATCTGAACGATGGCAATGACATTGATATCACAGCGTCGGTACGTACTATATATGATCTCTTCAATACCCATTGGAATTTCAAGCACCAACGCTTAGACGCCCAGTTTTTGTCTTACCACTTATTCGCAGCCGGCGTATCGCGTGCCTTTCAGTCAATGGTTCTAGTGTCATTCTTGGGCGATACTCACTCTGGTAAGACGACTATCTTGAATGTCTTTGCAGGACATTCATCCAAGGCACTACAGTTACTTGAGCAAAGCGTTTCTTTTTCTAACTTCACACAGGCATCTGTTTACCAAAAGTGTAACAATACTACGCTCGCTATTGCCTTCGACGAATATGAAGATGAACGCGACACCACACATAAGGCAAAGCAAGTCGCTGATATCAATGACATGCTTCGACAAATTATCAACGATGAACCTACTGCTATTACTCGTGCTACTAAAGAGGGTACTGTACGGTCATATAATCTCCGTTCATTCATTTTCACAGCGGCGATCAAATCTCCCTCTAAAGCCCAAGACTCTAACCGACGTTACGAAATTGAAATGGATAAGATCGAGGGCCATGCTGACGTAAAGCAAGGAATCCTCGGCAATATGCAAATTGAACAGTACCACGTAATTAGACGAGCGGTAACTCTTGGTCTTCTACGTTACATACCCAGACTACGGCATTTAAGCAAAGAAATCGAACGCGAATTACTTACCAACAAAGTGGTACCTTTTAACGTAGACAATAGAACGCTTCGGAATTTCGTACCTGCAGCTACTATAGCAGCTTTAATAGGAGATGATTGGCGCGCGTTTATACGTGATTGTTGCACTGCACGGAAGCAGAAGTTTGATGCTGTTTCAAAGGAAACCACCAGCCAACTTCTATACGACCATGTAATGTTTACAAGTAACGTACTCGTTAATGATGGTGGTAGAGGCGGTGCTCGTGTTTCTATAACTACCCTTCTAGCCGATGTGTCAACATGGAGTGAGATAAATCGTAGTGGTTGTGGCTTTTACTTCTTGCCAGAACTGAAGATCGGTGTAATACATTGGATCACGGCACAGACGTCTTTACTGCACCCATGGCCTGCATATGCCAATGTGCCCCATAGAACATTGAAGGAAAGTTTTGACCGATATCCCCGTTCTATTCGCACTGATGATTATGAGAAACTAGGCGTATGGCCCCACGTCCAAGGCCTAATCCATGGTGTAAAAAAATCTGACGTCTCTGTATTGAATCTCGAAGAATTCTTGAACGATGCAAACCTAAACCGTACTCCATCTACTGTAGCAGTGGCGCAATCAGCTATAGAAGCTACTGCAGATGACGGGGTACCTGAAAGACGTACCAAAACAAATGCCGACGACAACCTTCCCTGAGCCTCCCCCAGACTTTTCTTGTGGAATTTGCAGTAGACATGAGAGCAAATTGGGTACGGCAGCTTGTAGAAGCTGCCCTGCTTTCAAAGATAAACACTACTTTCCTAACCCACTAGGACATGAAAATTGTGATATTCTTTTTGTAGGAGATGCACCCCTAGTTCCTCGATTAACACTTGTACGTTCTGATAGAGAACCGGAGCACATAACGTTCTCTGATACTGCCGGCAAGATTGTCATGTCTGCCGTCACACAATTACAACGTGATATTACTTACTCGCGCATTGAATGTCGTTATACGTATGCCGTACGTTGCGCTGCTGATTCTGCCACTAAAAAGATGATTGAGTCGTGTCACAGTCATCTTTTGGGTGAGATTGAGGGTATCGCTACCGCGCGGGCAGCTGCTGGTAATAAAGGGCCACTTGTAATAGTGGCCCACGGTACTGCCGCGCTACGGGCGTTAGGGATAGCAGCTCCATCTGAAAACGAAGTTATGGGACAGGTATATGACACAATGCTAAATGATCTTCCGGTGAAGATAGTAGCATCTCGCAGTATGCGGTCTATTGTGGGCGCTCCTGGTAAATTTTCGTCCTTGCTAGCAGACGTAGAACGTGCGTTTCGGCTGGCTATAAATAAACCGGTGGTACGTCTTACACAGGAACAATTAGAGGTTGGTTATGTATACCCCAAGACAATTGAAGAAGTTGCCAAGCTTTGTGAAGACATTATCAACTATGCTGCTCCTAATTGTGCTCCAGAAGAATGGGCTATATCTATCGACACCGAAACGAATACGTTATTTCCTCACAGAGACGGTTTGAAGCTGACTATTGTGTCCATTGCTTGGGCGCCCGGTAAAGCATGTGCCATTCCGTTGTGGCACGCTCAGACTCCTTATGATCCTGAGGAAGCGTGGCCTCATGTACTACGCGTATTGCACTGCGCTAAGAAGAAGATCTTCTTTAACGTAAAGTACGATATAAAGGTGTTCTGGAAAAAGGGCACTGACGTCAATCGTGTTTACTGGGACGTAATGTTAGCGGAGCATGCTCTTGAAGAGGATAAGAAAGGCCAGTACGGCTTAAAGTACTTAGTTAAGCAATTCTTGCCTACGCATGCAGGATACGAAGACCAGCTACACAATATGCTGGTTGAGGCGCAGGGGGAGCGACAGTTAGACAGCGCTAAAAAAGAGAGTAAGGAACTTGAGGTTGCCGTTGGCGTACCAGAGGTAGCTCAGAAGGCTATTGCTGAGACAGATATTAGGCCTAACTTCAATCCAACTAAACTTGCCTCTAGAATAGCGGAATTGAAAGAAAAAATTACGATAGGCCGGACGCCTCTACATACTACGATTGATCGACTAGGGTTAACTTACCCCGTGGACATGTCGACTAAAAAGACATTGAAGGCTGTAACTAAGATTCAAACTAGGGCTGCTGAACTTAATGATAGACTACACAATGGTTACGTAGCGACTGACGAAGAATTACAGTTTCAAATGGACGCGGCTGTATTTCAGCAAGATACTAAAGCGGACAGTTATATCGAAGCCCCGCCGTCTGATATTGACGTTAAGTTTTTAACTGCAGCTGAAGTCGTACTACAGTATGCCAGTTACTTCAAGGCCAAGGCACCCAAGAAGGACAAGCAGAAGGATAGTGGCGGATTCGAAAATATCCCTTTGTGGGACGCCGCAGGCAAGGGCGTACAGCTTTTCTATGCTGCAGTTGATGCTGACGTAACACGGCAATTAGCTATACAGCAAAATACACGTATGTTAACTGAGGATAATTCTTACAAAGCTGAGCAAAATCGTACTGCTAAATTAATGGAAATGCTCAACCGTAACGGCGGAGGCAGCTTTAACGTACGTCCTTTGTGTACTATACCTAATCCCGTATCTAACTTAGTTAAGACGTACTATATGCCACGTTCTATCGAATTGGCTAGCATGGAATACCGTGGCATAAAGGTAGACCGTGATCATATCAAACGGGCCATCGACAAACTTGAGCATGTGGTATTGAATGAAACCAATACGCTCTATAAGCTAGCCGGGCAAGAATTCAAAACAGGCAGTGGCGGGCAGATAGCTAGATTCCTATTTGATAGCGGTGAAGGGTATATTCCGACAGATAAAGAACATGCTCGTAAGATGGCAGAAAAGTATCCAGACCGTGTGAAGTTCAACGGTGAGCGGGTCATGTATAAGAGCAACAGTTACACGTCTAACGGAACTATACAAACAACGGAAAAGGTACTAGGTGTTCTGTCTAATACGTATGAGTGTGAATTTGCCAATTCGCTATTGTTGTTACGTAAAGCTTCAAAAGCGAAGGATACGTTTTTAACTAACGGCTTGATACTCTCACAATATGACGGATTCTTGCATACTAGTTATCACCTTAGCGGAACTGCAACGGGCCGACTTTCTAGTTCTGACCTGAACATGCAAAACATCTCAGGTAACCCTATGGGCGGTATCTCTAAGAAAGATCCCCGGTATGCTACTGCGACCCCTGAACAACGCGAGGGTGTTAGCTGTAAAAAGATGTTTATCCCGGACGACTCTACTTTCATACTTGCTAATGCTGATGCTCGTGGCGCTGAAATTTCAGTGTTTGCGGCTTACTCTCGTGACGAAGAGCTGATAAAAGCTTTGAACGATGGCTTAGACGCGCATAGCTTCTTCAGTTCAAAAATATTGAATCCTGATGTTGTAGCGAATGGTCTAACAGGCGAAGATCGTAAGCGTCTGTTAGACAAGATCGGCATAGATGATTCTCACGCGTGGAATTATTCTGATTTCGTTAATAGAGACAAGTTCGCTGAAACGGGTGAAACAGCGGATATGCGTGATTACGGTAAGCGCCTGAAGAAGCATCGTGATAACGTCAAACGTGTTGTATTCGGTATTCTTTTCGGAGCTGGTAGTCGAAAGATAGCGGAAATTGTAGGTATTGAAGTAGAGCAAGCTAAAGCGATTATAAACCTGCTATTCAAGATGTTCCCGTCCATCCCGTCTTTCATCGAACATACTAAATGGGAATTGCGTACATTCGGGATGGTGGAAACATATTTTGGCCGTAAGCGACGTTTCTCTATGAAGAACGCTCCTAAGGAAATGATTTCGCGTGCTGAACGTCAAGCCGTGAATTTCAAGATTCAGTCTAGTTCTAGTGATATCGTACTATGGGTATTGACCGAAGCTTCTCCTGTGATAAAATCAGACTTTGGTGGACGTATGCTATTGACTGTGCATGACTCTTTAGGTTTCCAGATAAAGAAAGAGTACGTCTCCCAATTACCTGAATTCATGAATGAGTATGGTACAAAGCGGGTAGCTAAGCTTTGTCCTTGGCTTCCTGTGGCGTTTAAGTGGGATATTGGCGTCGGACCCTCCTACGGGGAACTATCATCAATTAACACCTACTTAGCGGGTCTCAGACATGAGTCAGAAACTGATGTAATCAGTGAAGAAGAAATACTGCACGATTTATTAATGGAGGGAGCCGGAGAGAATGTTTCATAGGGATTACTCAGACGATGATAAAATGTTCATTGCCGATCTGTTCGCTCAGGTAACTGAGCGGGCAGATCGTGTATCTACGGCTGATTTGTTCCGAGCTGCAGCTCTACAGGTAGCGTTCGTATTTTACGACTTACACCTTAGTCAGAGTGACTTAGATTTTCTCTACGAGATAACTGAGAAATAACCTTATTTTTAGCTAGTCAGGTCTATTTCGCCAGTGGCCATCTGCATAGCTAGTCGTGCGTAGATGATCGCATGAAGAAAGTCATCAGGATCGCTCTTGCTGTGCTGCCAGATCTTTCGTCCTGCGTTCGTAACATCTGTAAATTCTGCTAGAATGTGATCGAACGCTGGAGTCATGGCTTCTATGTTATTGGGAAAGATAAACTCTGCGCGTAATACCGCCATCATGAATGAATCAATAGCGGCAGTTCTATTTACTGAATAGCTGCCGTTTTCAGCATTCCATTTGATGTGCGCCCCGCCAGCTCCGTAGCGAATCTTCTGTATACGATGATACCAATTCATCTGCTTACGGAGTTCTTCTATTTGAAGAAGTCCCTCCCCAGCGTCACACGCAACCAATTCAGGCTGGTACATGGCTAGTACTTCACGTATAGCTGCTAACTCTTTTATAGGGTGCTCACCGATAAACAGACGATAGTACAGTAGTCGTAGTTTACGCTGTTTAGTAAGTCCTAGTACGGCGATAGCTGTAGTAGATACTTGGTCAATCCCACCACCGGAGAAGTCCGCGCCAATACTAACTTTGATAATGTCGCCATTGAATCTTGGATCAGGTCGTATAGGCATAGAGGGATGGCCGGTACAAAGCTTTGTAAGGTCTTCACGTACAATTAAGCGCACACCTTGGCTATCAGAAACCCCCAAAATTTCGTTTCTAAATTTGGCTATTGGGTATGCCTTAGGCCCCTCTAACGCGGACATAATCTCTTTCCAACGCATTAACGCTTTAACATATCTACTGCTAGGATCTGTGGATTCCGGCCAACAAATAGGTATATTTCTAGGCATTATAGGTTGGGATATGTGAAAACCCTTCATATCGCTCCCAGATTTCATGTCTACCCATTGACCATTCTTGGGATTTAAAAGTGTTCCACAGCCTACGCAGACTGGGCCATGGGGCTTTAAGCCTTTTTCAGAATCTACGAAAGTCCATTTAGAACAGCCAGAGCATTTCATAACCCACTCTGTCTGACTACTGTCTAACCAATAATCCTCTATGGCGTTATCGAAGGTTTTAGGCGTACCGGCTAGAATCTGAAATTGCATATCACTCTGCCGCATACATTCTACGGCAACTGGCATTACCTCAGGTAAAATTAGGTCTTGAACCTCGTCTAATAAGATACGGTCTGCGCTAATACCTCTGATCCTGTCTGCAGAATCCAAACAGTATGAAAATGAATTTTCGGAACCATTCTTATAGAGACGCACTAGAACACGGTCCTGTATAACATACTTAGAGAGAAACGGTGAGTATGCTAATGACTTGCCTACCCTAAGTGAGCTAAACTTATGGGTTTGTTCAGCCGTAGGAGCTATGTATAGTGTTTTATGAAACGGGCGGGTTATAGATTCCGCAATTATGAAATTACTGGCGGTTGTACTTTTACCGACCTGCCTCGATGTTTTAAGTAACATCTTTGGATAGTCACCGTCATATATAGCCTTGAACATTTGGAAGTCGGCCAAAGAAAAACGTTTGCCGTCCAACCAGATAAGTGCTTCTGTAAACTCACTTCTGGTTAGATGTATTTCCTCTGCTGTGACTATAGCGGGCATTGAGTACCCGCCGTGACGGCTTGTGCCTCTCGTGCTAAGCGTTCAAAGTCTTTGATGATGACTTGTATTTCTTGTAGGGTAATGTTTTTCTTAAGGCGGTTGCAACGTAAACAAATAATTACACAGTTATCTAGCGTATATCCTAAGGTGCTACCATGTCGGTCAATGGATGGCGAGGAATCTGCAGCAGCACTTAAAAAATACTCTAACGTACGTCCACAACAAGGACATTTGTCTGGTGGGTTAGCAGCTAAACTGTGTAACGCGTATCTATGCGCTCGTTGATACCGGCGGTTGCCCGCAACTACTACCTCTTTGTGCGTAGCCCTATAGCGACGCCTGTCTTGTTTCCTTTTTAGGCGGGCTTCTGAACTCAGGTTTTTTAACTTCTCCTTGGCTCTTAATCTAATTAGCTTTTTATTAGCAAGATACCACGCCGCCTTATATGCTTTCCGTTCTTCTTCAGTCCTCATCCTAATCTCAACTACTTAACCGACAGACATTCCACCAGTTCTTCTTCTATCTTACGGTGCTCCTTTACGTACGTCAAGCAGTCCGTAAGTCTTTGTAGTTGAATTGTCTCCACGCGTTCAGGTAATGCTTCTGCCAACTCACTAGTGTTGCTCACGTTTGAAAGTTTATCCCAAGCCTTTTTAGTCTTAGCTAAGACGTCCTTATCTACGTGCGACATCTTCTCTAAAGACACTTGTGCGAAAGACAGTTCTTCTGGAGCCAGGAACCAACCTTCATAGTTTAGAAGTACTGCTATGGCTGGGTCTATTTCATCAGGCTCAAAACCATCATCTTCAGTGATCTTCTTTCCTACAAGCTTCTCTATCTGAAGAACTGCCCATGCGAGTTGCTCAGGTTCTGGCTTTTTGAATTCGTCATAACCTACTGCTACGCCGTCTCCAGCTAATGCGAATGCAAACAGTGCTTCATGGTCATGGGTTACTGCAGCACAAGTAACTACTGTTTGTGCGCCTAGCAGCTTTGTCATTAAGGCCGCAGTTGGCGGCACACGTAGCTTATCTAGAGCCATAGACAAAGCTTCAGGTTCCCACGAAGTCTCCCCTGGTATAAGTTTTTGTAGTGCCGACCAGGCCACATAAGGTGACACCCTAGGGTCTCGCAACGCATCTATCAACGTGGTCACTAGCCACCTACTAACGAACGAAGCCGTTGGCCAAGCATTGCCTTTAGATCCTGCGGCAACGTTGGTAGTATCTGCATTAGTTTGCCAGGATCTACATTTCCACCAGGGGCTAAAGAAATTTCAGAAACAATCTCTGGGCCTAATATATCTCCGTAATCATTTGGTGAGAGCGCGCACAGCTGCGTTAACGGAAACACATCTTGGCCAAGCTCCACCATCTGATCCGCAACTTTAGTACGGATGTCGGTATTAAATACTGTTTGAATTGGATCGGGCAGGCGACGATCATAATGACGCTTCAAATCCCCTTTGGTATCCAAGTCTGAAATCAATTGGGCAAGCTTTACCTGTACCGAACGGTCACGTAGCTTACGCGGGTATTCTCCGAGGGTACTAGCAAGTTTCATAAAGGCGTCGCCAACGGATTCATCCTTGGTGGCGGCGGCCCGTACTTCAAGCGCTAGCTTGGTCTCTCGTAGATCAGTTTCGACCACGCCAGCGTACTGATAGCTTCTAGGGTCAAGCGGCTGTCCTAGCTCCTGGGCACGCTTATAGAGCCTCGTAAAGCCCTCTGCACGGCTCTCCGCACTCATCTTGCCAACCTGGTCTAACATACGCTCCTGAGCCTTAAAGAGGTCTTGGGCGGTCTTTACGCGATACAGTTTAGCGTCAGGGAAGATGTACTCTTTGTCATCAATAGCAGCTTCCTTAACCATCTCAGGCTCAAGCACCGTTGTATCGACACCATAGGCTTCTAGGGCCTCGGCTACCTTTTCTCGTACTTCACTGGCAATCTTCTCTTTCGCAACCTTCATGTAAAGATGGGAAAGAACCGCGTCATGCCGGGTATGTATGGGAAATTTGCGTTCCGATGGCCACGCAAAAGCGTCATCAGGTAACGTAGAGAAGTCTGAAACAACCTCGGCAGTCTTAACAAGCTCGTACGCCTTAGGATGCGTCTTAAGTAACGCTACGAGGTAGCTGTGGCCGGAATCATTGGTTTGGTCGATTAAGGTTGCCATGGTTATCTATTTTAGCTCCTGGGAAGTTCAATTCCCAATTATTAGCCTATACTGAAGCCGGATTGAAGGTTGGACATACTGCTACCACAGCAGCTAGAGCAGTGGCTTCATTTGCTTGTGCGGTAGTGAGAGCCGCTTGTGTAGAAAGTAACGTAGTTTGGAGACCTTGGCAAGTAGCTACGCAAGCGTTAACTGCTGCTTGAGCGGCTGAGAGCGCGTTAACCTTTTGAGAATATAAGGTTTGTATGCTACGAGCGTCACCACCAGTAATAAACGATTTTGTTACTGAGGTTTGACTTACTGCCACAGAATATCCAGGGGGCACTGTAACAGTTGTACTTGGATATACGGTTACTAGAGCAGTAGCGGCTTCTACAAGTGTGGCTACGTAATCCAGTGTTGCACGTAGTCCAGTTACATCTTGTGTTAGTAGCTGCAGAATCTGTTGATTACACGCACAACTAGCGTTACAAGCCGTAACAGCGGCCTGAGCACTGTTAACAGCGGTTTGTGCGGTTGCAGTAGCTTGTTTAGCAGTTGTATAGGCTGCGACTAATTGAGCCTCTACTCCAATCGAAACTTGTGGAAGATTGTAATTTATGAACGGGGGTGGGTTAGGTAAGAAGCTTGTTTGGTATTGATACCAGGCGGAAACAAGTGTTGATACTCTGCTCAGTATGGTCTGGTATGCAGCGGTTGCAGTTACGGGGTCGGTGTAAAGAAAGGTTACAGATGGAGATAGATACTGTGTTTGTCCGCGAGCTAGTGCCGTATCACGATCTCGGGCCAGCTGGGTAAACTGTGAGATACTAGCTACGCTTGCGAACTGATCAGCGCCCAACGTAATTATCGTAGTAGGATCAAGTTTTATGTAAACAGTGGTATTACTAGCACGTTGTATTTCTAGGGGGCTTGCGACAGCCGCTAATGCGTCCGCGCCAGGATTCAACGGGTCAGTTATGTTCATTAAGAACACGTTGGCAAACGGCAATGAAGTACTACCAGTACCCAAGCTTGTTACCTGTGCCGTAACTAAGAAGCCCTGCGAACCATCGGTCATCTTGACTATGTCACGGTATTGGCGTAATACAGGCGAACTCATTAGACACCCTTCAGAGTTACCAGGGTTTCTCCTGGGAAATTGGTTGGCTGGGAATCGTAATTTTCTACGACAAATTGCAGTCTACGTAAGTGATCGTTAGCTGCTGCCTGGGCTATCTTAGCTGTGGGAAATGTTACGCTTACCGTAGCTTGCCGGTAGTAGTCAATGCCCGATGCTGCCGCGACGTCTTGGCTTGTTGGGAACTTAACCAAATCATACACAGCGGCAACATGCTGGAAACAACCGTGAAGAGTATCATATACAAAAAGATTTGAATCGATGCCGACAGCACGTAATACAGACGTGTTGACTTGATAGAGCAACGCTTTCGTCGTGTCATCGACGATAATGTTACGCTTCTGGTCTACATCTATAAATGACATGTTTGTTAACTTTCGAAGTCATATGGACCAGCACTTTGAAACGCTGGAGCAACAGCTGTCAGCGCTTGTTCTAGACTTTCGAGATATGACTGTACAAGGGTAAAGTGATTCTGTATCACGGTTTGTGTGCCAGAAACTAGAGTATATCTGTCATCACTAAAGGATGCAAGCCTTGGGTTTTGACGCATAGGAGATCCTGTCGGTCCGGCGGCAATGATTAAACCCGATGTAGCAGATCTAACTTGCCATGACACACCACTTTCGATCCTCAGGATTGGTTTAGCAGGACTCAGTAGAAATTGGTTGTACGTCCAGCTGGCCGAAGATGTTATCAGTTCAGTGATGAAATTTACAGTGGTTATCGCCATTCCACCGTTTACACCTATGATCGGTGTGGTGACGTTGTTAGCGTCCCATGAAAAGCCGCTAAGAGTAATAATACGACCTATATCGTTAATTGAGAATTCGTAGTTAGAGGCTATGACATTATACCCACTAACTTGCGTAGGACCATCACCGGGCTGTTTACCTAAGAAAGGCACTATATTGGTAATAGTAAATTCACTATAGCCGTCATCGGTTTGTGTGTAAGGCGTGCCGTCAATGTCTATAGGCAAGATCCAATGTGGGAATGGCACTGAGTACAGGCGTAAGGTATCACCTGGTTGTGGTGCGGCTGTAGTATTTGTCAGGGGGCCTTTATAGTCGAAAGCAATTAACGGATTCGGTGTCATTGTTCCGTAATCAGATGGTACAGCAACACGATAAAACATATCAGGCATGCCATAGCCAGCGGATGACATTACAAACGCATTTAGGTACGCAGGGGTGGTAACCGCTGTGTCATCTATATACTCTGTACCGGAAAAGCCGGTAGGTAGAATTTGTCCTTGTTGCCAAAGCCGGAATGCCATGTTAGATTAAGTATATGCTTTTTTTAGGTATCGATCAGAGTCTTCGTTCAACCGGACTAGCGATTATTAACGAAAAAGGCGAGTGTCTACGTACACATACTGTGTTTACCAAAAATATGAACGGCCCTTTACGGTTAAATTACATACGAGAGGAGATGAAGTCATTTATTGTAAAAGCTGAAAATGATTTTAAGGATTCGGTAAAGGCGTCTGCAATGGAGGGCATTAGCTTCGGAAGTGTCCACAGGGGCATTGACTTAGGAGGTATATTTGCTATACTACAGACCGAGCTGTACATGTTGGGGGTCGATCCGTTGGTAGTAGCGCCATCACAAGTGAAAAAGTACGCTACTGGCAACGCGAAGGCCGAAAAGCTTCAAATGATCAATTCCGCAAAGATAAGCTTCGGTGCAAAAGTAAACAACGATAATGAAGCTGATGCCGTTATTTTAGCAAATATTTCAAGAAGCTTTTGTACTTCTGCGCCCTTAGACGATCGACCCAAATTAGAGGTCATGAAGGCCTTGCGCGACAAGGCGGACGACACTAAGATGAGGGTTCCAACTAAACGAAAGAGCCGTGAGCCCAACATCTAGTTCACGGTATCACTAGCCCCTACCCTACGGAGAAACCACGAATGTCTGAGAAGATCTTTGAAATAAAAGAGGAGAATCGCTTTACTTTAGATCCTACGTTTTTGATGGAATATGTGGGGAAACAACCTAAGTGGGATACACTTGGGTATGTTGTTTATCTTCGCACTTATTCTCGTGTTCTTACTGATAAGCAAAAAGCTTTCGCAAAAGAAAACTTCGGCTTAGATCTAACAGGAAATGAGGAGTTCTGGCAGACTGCTCAGCGTGTTGTTGAGGGGATGTTCTCGATACTGAAACAACGCGCGAAGACAGATCATCGTCCATGGGACGATGTAGAGGGACAAATTAAGGCTCAAGAATTTTTCAAACGCATGTGGGCGTTTAAACTTCTTCCTCCGGGCAGGGGCCTATTTGCTATGGGAACTGATATTGTAGAGAAGAAAGGTGGCTTAGCTCTTTTCAATTGCGCTGCTCGCTCCACAAAAGAAATCGATGTAGATTTCTCTCAACCGTTTTGTGATGTCATGGATTTTTTGATGCATGGGTGTGGCTGCGGTTATGACCTTAGAGGGGCCAATAAAGTTACACTAACGGCACCGGTTATTGGTAATAGTGTTTTCGTTGTTGAAGACTCACGTGAGGGTTGGATTGCCGCTGTTAAGTCTGTGCTGGATGCTTTCGTTGGTAAGGGCGAGCTTCCGTACAAATTTGACGTATCGAAGGTACGACCAGAGGGGGCGCCACTTGTAACGTTTGGTGGTATTGCAAGTGGGCCCGGTCCACTGGTGCAATTATTGGATGGTTTACTTGATCTTCTATCCAATAATCTTGGGCGTATTAAGGGTAGTGTTATATCTGATATGATGAACTTGATAGGCCGTTGTGTTGTAGTGGGAGGCATCCGGCGCAGCTCTGAGATAGCAATTGGTGAGCCGGGTGATACAGACTTTGTCTCATTAAAAGATCCTACTGATGCGATTGCCTTACGTACGAAAATGCTAGAGATTCTATCTGCTATACCGGAATGGGTTTCTGCGGAAACAGAAGTTCTACACGTACAGCAAGTTGAGCAGGCTAATTACAGTGTGTTGTCTAAGGAGTATGCTTCTGCTCAAGATAAGATAGACGCATTGCGAAAAGCGCAAGGTGCATTAGCCTATGCCAATCAAAGTTGGCTCGCCTTAAAAGCGAAGCATGATGCCTTGCCGTTAAATGCATTTCGTTGGGCGTCTAACAACTCAGTATTCTGTACCCAGTATACCGACTATGATAAACTTGCTGAACAAACAGTTCGTAATGGTGAACCTGGTTATATGTGGCTTGATATTTGTAGAACCTACGGGCGACTAGCGGATGTTCCTAATCCAGACCCGTCAGTCGATCTGTGTAATCCATGCGCAGAAATTCCATTGGAAGGAAAAGGCGGTACATGCAACCTAGTAGAAACGTTTCCAAATGCTCACGACACACTGGAAGATTTTTTAGTCACTTTGAAATACGCGTATCTGTATGCCAAAACTGTAACATTGGTACCCACACATAACCCACGTTTTAATGAGATTATTGCCTCCAAGCGACGTCTTGGAATTTCGTTAGCTGGCGTATTTGAAATGTATGAGCGCAAGGGAATGCGTGAATGCACTCGTTGGTTTGATGAGGGCTATAAGTACTTAAAGGAACTGGATAGGGAATACTCAAACTGGTTAGGTATCAACAAATCGATTCGTTTGACTACGACTAAACCAGGAGGCAGTGTACCTTTGCTTTGCGGGGTTGAGGGAGGTTTGAAGGTACCGACTGCACCTTTCTACTTTAGAACAATACGAATTGATCATCTGTCGCCGTTAGCACAGTCCCTAAAGGAAGCCGGTTATCGAGTGGAACCTGACCGTGTAAGCCCTCGTACAGTAGTGGCCTATTTTCCTTGTAAGACACCAGATGGTATTCGTACTGGAAAGGATGTTTCTCTGTGGGAACAAGCAGCCTTGCTTGCTTGCGTTCAACGATGGTGGGCTGATAACGCGGTAAGTATTACTTTGAATTTCCGCCCTGGTGAAGAGCAAGACGTAGCGAGAGTGCTAAAGGCGTACGCAGGGCAATTGAAGACTGCTTCATTCTTACCGCTCAGTGATCATGCGTTTATGCAGGCTCCGTACATCCCGATCTCCGAAGCTGATTATGAATTTGCAGTTTCTAAAATACGACCCTTAAACGGGCATACGGGGGACACACATGAAGTGGCGGCTGAAGATAAGTACTGCAGCAGTGGTGTCTGTGAAATCTCCCAAGGCAACGTTATTAGTTAGTGCTTGATTTACACACAGAAAAGTTGTACTGTTTAAGTATGAGAATTCGTAAGTCGGAGGAGGAAACGAGAATAGCCAGGCATAATGCTACTGCTCGCTATAGAGAGCAGCATAAAGAAAAGTTGCGTTTGAAACGTTTAGAACAAAAAGATATTTTAAGAGCTAAGGCTATTGTAAATAACCGTTCTCCTAAAGGAATTGCTCGCCGTATACGTAATCTGGACACCCCTATAAAGAGAGTAACAAAAATCTTAAATGATGCAAAACTACGTGCTAATGTTGAAGGTATGATTTTTGATATATCCGTGTTTGAATTACTTAAAGCATTACCTGTGTCTTGTGATTGTTGTCACAAACAACTAGATTACAGATGCTATTACAATCAGAATAAAGGAAAAAATCCAAGTGCTCCATCATTAGATAGGCGTGATAGTGCTATAGGGTATACTCGTGCCAACACGCGCATAATTTGTTGGCGCTGTAATAATCTAAGAAGTAACGGTACTTTACTAGAGTTCAAAACACTAGCATACTACATGACTGCGTCTAATGAGCTTCCCATTATTATCCGGCAGGCTAATTTAACTAAAGGAACTGCCCTTATTACTACACCTGCTAGCAAAATACATTATTTGGTGTATGGTGCTGCATATCGCGCTAAACGCGATGGTATTAATTTTGAGCAGTTGCTGCATTCTTTAGCAGCAGCGCCTCCAAATAATTGTTCTTGTTGTAACAGGGTCATTAACTACGCCATTAAGGGACGTCCTGCTTATGAATCTCCTGCTATTGATCGCTTAGATCCTACAGTGGGCTACAGCTTGATGAATAGTAGGGTGATTTGTTGTAGATGCAATTTCCTAAAAAAGGATGCGTCCTTAACCGAGATTAATTTCATTATAGCAGACTTAGAATGTTTACAGCCTAAAACCATTAACGAAATCTCCCCGACTTATACGGTATAAGTTTCTGAATGGAGGCTTCTATGTACCGAAATTTCGATGAACTCAATCAACTACGTGGTAACTTCTGCGATGGACGTATGGCCCATGCAGCATGTCTTCCAGTTACGTACGCTCCACAAAGGGCTCGTTTTCCTGCGCCGAATCCGGTGTGGGAAAAGGACAAAACACAGAAAGGTGTTCCCACAACTCTGAAGAACTACGTAGAGGGCCAGTGTGCTTCTCGTGGTTGTTTCAGCGCGTGGGGACCGGATCACCAACAAGCCAAAGAAGCGTTGGACCAGATGTTCAACGTAGCAACCCGCTACACCTGAGGATGTGACTGTGCAAAGCTACATTGTGAAGAAGAGAACAAAGAAGTATTCACAGAAGATTAGTTCGTCTGCTGCTAAGGCTAAGAAGAAAAAGACGGATATAATCATTGAAGCTGAACGTCCGTACGACGGTTCTATTCGTACGGCGGATGTAGGTAATCCTATTTTGCGCCCGTCGCCGAATCGCGAGATTTGGTAGGTTTTGTGGGCGTTTGGGGATAGTTTAACTGGTAAAACCCCGTCCTTTGAAGTCGGTAACTCCTGGTTCGAACCCAGGTCCCCAAGCAGATATTCA